ACGATCGCCGCCTCCGACGTGGGCGCCTACCCCAAGGCCGCCACGATCGAGATTCTGCCGGGCACGCATGCCACCGACGCGGTCTACCTCTACGCCGCCTGGATCACCTACACCCGCAAGTAGGCCTGCCCCGCATTCCCCGGATGGCCGGCGGGATTGGGCCGCCGGCCATCGCCCCTGACATCACCGACCATCCACCCCACACGCGCGCCCCACGCGCAGGAGTAGACATCCATGGCTCTGGAATTTCTGGACCTGATCGAGACCGTGCGCGCCAACGACGTGAGCGAGACGCGCCTCTATCGTGGCGAGGGCATCCGTGCCCGGCGCAAGCAGGTCGACACCCGCTACCACGAGAAGTTCGACGAGGCGCTCGCGCTCTACAGCCGCGTGCTGGCCGGCGACCGCTGGGCGGCGCTGACCTTCCAGGAGGCCCTCACCACCTCCGACTTCCCGCTGCTATTCGGCGACATCCTGGACCGCGCGCTCTTGGGCGCCTACCAGGAAGCCCCCTATACCTGGAATATGATCGCCAAGGCCGGCAGCGTGGCTGACTTCCGCCAGGTCAAGCGCTTCGCGATCGATGGCTCCGAGGCGGTGCTGCCCGAGGTCTTGCAGCAGGCGCCCTACCCTGGGTCATCCCTGTCGGAGACGCGCTATCTCTATAGCGTCAGCAAGCACGGCCGGCGCATCCCGTTCAGCTGGGAAACCATGCTGAACGACGACCTGGACGCGCTCAAAGACATCCCCAACCGCTACGGCAAAGCCGCGCGGCGGAGCGAGGAGAAGTTTGTCACGCAGCTGTTCGCCGGCGCGACCGGCCCCGACGCGACGTTCTTCACCGTCGCGCACGGCAACGTGATCAGCCCCTCGGTCAACAGCGGTGTCAGCGACACCAACACGGCCCTGTCGATCGCCGGGCTGCAGGATGCCTTCATTATCCTGGCCAGCCAGGTCGACACCGAGGGTGAGCCGATCGCGATCGACGGTGTCACGCTGGTCGTGCCGCCGGCGCTGGAGGTCACCGCCCAGAACCTCCTGAACGCGACCGAGATCCTGGTCGGCACGTTCCCGACGACCGGCAGCAATCAGCAGATCCGCGCGGTCAACTGGCTGGCCAAGCGGGTCAAGCTCGCGGTCAACTACTACCTGCCGATCGTGTCGCCGACCAACGGCAACACCTCCTGGTATCTGTTCGCGGACCCGAACGCGGGTCGGCCGGCGCTGGAGTTCGGCAAGCTGCGCGGGCACGAGAACCCCGAGATCTTCATCAAGACCCCGAACGCCCAGCGTGTGGGCGGCGGGATGATCAACCCGCTCGACGGCGACTTCGACACCGACAGCATCGAGTACAAGGTGCGGCACTGCTTTGGCGGCACGACCATGGAAGTGCGCATGGCCGTGGCCTCCAACGGGACCGGCAACTAGTGGCCACGCTGCCACCCGCGGTCAACGGCACCGAGCAGCGCCTCGACGCGCTGCTGGTCGAGCTCCGGGCGCTGCGCCAGGAGATCGCGCAGCGCCCGGCCCCGCCGGCCCCGCCGGCCCCACCCACGCCAGAGACCATCACGCTGCGCGAGCCGATCGCGCGCACACCGCCCGCGACCGCGAAGCCCAAGAGGCACTAACGTGGCAGCCACCTACACCCCCGGCTCCGGCAGCAGCGCCGATCGCGTGCGCATGATCGTGCCCGATCGGGACACCGACAACGCGATCTTTCAGGACGAGGAGATCGCCGATCTCCTCGTCACCGAGGGCGGCAACGTCAAGCGGGCGGCCGCCCTCGCACTGGAGACCATCGCCAGTGACGAGGCGCTGGTGCAGAAGGTGATTCGGACCGGGGATGTCCAGACCGATGGCGCCAAGACCGCGCAGGTGCTGCTGACCCGCGCCGCGCGCCTGCGCGACCAGGCCGACGCCGACGACGAGGCTGAGGAGGGCGGGGCGTTCGATGTGGCCGAGCAGGTCACTGATGTGTTCTCGGCGCGCGAGCGGCTGCGCAAGCAGGCGCAGCGACTGAGGCTCTGATGGCGCTCTTCCATCCGCGCTGGATCGCCGGCCTGGCCCGGCACGCCGCCCTGATCGGCGTCGGCGGGCGAACCTGGACCGCAATCGTGGCCACGGGCGATGGCTACAGCGACGATCGCCGCCTCCGGAGCGACGGCACGCGCACCCTGTTTATTGTGCGCAACCTGGTCGACAAGGCGCGCATCAGCGCGGCCCTCACCCCGATCTTTACCGCCGACTGGCTGGCGATTGGCGCGGCCGACCTCGATCTGACCGCCGAGATGACCCTGGTCAGTGTGAGCACTCCCACGCTGGCCTTCAAAGTGGATGGCACGCCCGCGATCGACCACGGCTATCTGCTGGCGCCGCTCTCTCCCACCGCCGTGCCCGCGCTGGCAGCGGCCCAGCTCCGCCGCCTGCGCCAGGGCACGCAGCTGGGGACACGACAAGGATTTTAGCTATGCAGATCACGAGCGGTACCACGCCCACCGTTGTCTTCCTACTCGTATCGAGTGTGGACGACAAGACCGCTGTCACAGCCGCAACCCCGACCGTCACGCTGAGTAAGAACGGCGGCGCCTTCGCGGCGGCGACCAACGCCGTGAGCGAGATCGCCAACGGCTGGTATAAGGTCGCGCTGACCGCGCTCGAAACCGGCACGGTGGGACCGCTGATCGTCCGCGCGACCGCGACCGGCGCCGATGAGTGGCGCGATCTCCACCAGGTGGTCTAGGAAAGCAGAAAGCGGAAAGATGAAAGCGGAAACGAGCGAGCCAACCGGCTGGATCTGCCCGCGCTGTGGACGAGCCAACGCGCCCTGGCGAGCGACGTGCGACTGTGTGGCGACGACGATGCGCCCAGCACCAACCTATCCGATCATGCCGCAGCCAGCCGTCTGGCCCGACTGGACCTACCGACCACAGCCGTGGTACTGGCCGCCGCTGATCACGGTCTCCACCCAGGGCACGGCCAGCGCCGACCTCAGCACGATACGACAGGTGGTGTCATGACCGAGCCAACCTACACGCCCGCAGATGACATCTATGAACCCTACAGCGATGGCTCAGGCCTGGCGCTCATAGCGCCGGCCGGCGTGCCGATGCCCTACACACGCGCCGTGATGCTCGGTCTCGTGCCAGAGCAGTGGCACCGCTACGCCGATGGCGTATGGGAAAGCGGGCCGCTGCTGCCGGGCGAGACCAACGAGGAAGCCATGGCGCGCGTTACCGCCACCCTGCGCGGCGTGGACGTGCCGCCGGGCGACCTGGCGGCCAGCCTGGCGAGCCCTGGCAGCATCCTGAACGACGAAATCCGCGACACGCAGGGCACGGTTGTCCTGCGGGCGAAGGGCAAACGCCATGCCCCTGACCTATGACGACACTTCCGCGCTGGCCGGCATTGATCGCCTGCTCGGCATCATCGACGAGTCGGCGCGCGATGGCCTGGACGACGCCGCGCCGCTGATGGAGACGCATCTGGCGGATACCCAGGCCCACGGCGATCGCAGCGGCGCCACGCGCGCCAGCTACCGCGCCTATCCCATCGGCCCCGATCGCGACGGGAGTGCTGCGGCCACCTCGGGCTACGCCGCCGCGGCCGACCATCTCGCGCAATTTAAGGGGCCGCACGCCGGCCACGCGCAGCGCGACGACAGCGGCGTGACACTCGCGCAGGACCAGCGCGGCATCATTCTGACCGCCTATACGGACTACCAGGACGAGCTGGAGCAGGACAACGCCGGCGCCAGGGCGACGCTCGGGCCGACGTTGCAGCAGGACGCGAGCCAGGCGACCGCTGCCGTCGCCAGGGCGTCGAAGGCACGGCTGGGCTAGGGCGCGGGGATGAGGAGCACGTCGCTGCCGAGATGGCGTATGAGATCGCGCGGGGAAGCCTTTAGCAGCGCGGTGAGTTCGACCTCGTAGTACGGCGACCCTTGCACGACCCCGATGCCGCGCGCCCCCAGGCGCAACAGACGGAGTGGCACCCCATTCTCGATTGCCTCCTCGTTACGTCCGCCCCGGCTCTGCTGGAGGACTGCCCGCTCGCACGCAACATCCACGAAGCGATCGGGCGGCGTGAGGCGAATGTGGCGAACGATACCAACGTCGCCTTCAAACGAGAACTCGCGCGCTACCCGAACCACCGTGTCTGATGGCCCTACCTCCTCTATGCGCAAAAAGCGCGCGTACCCGTTCTGATCCTCGACCACGCGCCACCCGGTATCAACCCCCACGACCGGCATGGACGGCGGCACGGGATGGAGAACCGAGGGACTCGCCGGCTGCAACGCCAGCAGCTGCGCGACCAGGTCGCAGGCCTCCAAGAGTCGCGACGGATCGACGCCCTGCCAGCGCTCGGCCTGGACTTCTGCGGCGGCGCGGGTGGTTTCTAGCCAGGATGGGATGTCAGCGATGTTCATGATGGCTCCTGGACCAGGCGTCTGAAGTATTCCACACGCCTGGCCGTTTCAGCGGCCGATCGTTCATAGATCGGCGGCTCGCAACAGTCCTCAATGCACGCACCGATCGCGACACAGCGAGCGGCATGCTTGTCGGGGAAGTGAGTCGGGTCGTTGTGGGAGCCCATCTGCCAGCCTTCACAGTAGGACTCGCCACAGGCGCAGGGGCATGCCTCGCGGCCCATGTGACGCAACGTTTCCAGTGTGACACCGCTGCGCGCGCAGTAGCCCGCCTCAAAGTCGTCCTTCGTCAGCCCGCTGTTCTGTTCCATACCAAAAGTGTAGCACAGGTATTTCGATGGCGCTTTCCCCCGCCGACATTACCGCCTCCTTCTTCGCAGTCCTGAAGAGCAGTACCGCCGGCGCCGCCGTGCGCGCAGCCCTGGGCGCCCAGGGCGCAAGCGTCATCCCCGCCGACGACCTCAAGACCGCCGGCCTCGTCTTCCCGCTCGTCGCCCTGCGCGCCGGCCCCATCACCGGCGAGCGCTACCAGCCGCGCGCCTGTTTCTTCACCTGGTGGGTCTACGACGAGGCAATCAAGCGCTTCACCCGCATCAATCAGATCTTGCCCCTGATCGAGGCGGCCTACACCGCCCACATCATCGCCTACGGCCGCACCGACCTCGCCGGCGGCATCTCGCAGGAGATCCCCGAGGACCGCGCGCTGGGGCGGCCCACCCGATCGATCACCTTCACCTATACCACCCGCCGGTAAAGCGGAAAATCGAAAGCTGAAAGATGAAAACCTGGCTTTCGATCGCCCCTCGTCTTTCCGTTTTCAGCTTTCAGCTTTCAGCTTGAGGAGATCCCCATGGCCGACCCCAATTTCTTTGGCTTCGACGCGACCGACGGCAAGGTGCAGCTGGCCAGCGCGGCCATCAGCTGTACCTTCACCGACACCGGCGATCTCGTCACCGCGAGCGCCCATGGCCTGGCCAACGGCACCGTTGTCGTGTTCCAGACCAAGGTCACGACCACGGGCCTGACGACGTTTGTCGAGTACTTCGTGATCAGCAGCACGACCAACACCTTCCAGATCGCCGCAACCTACGGCGGCAGCGCGGTCGCATTGACGACCGATGGCACCGGCACCTACAAGAGCATCGTCGAGGTCGATCTGCTGTTTCTGAATAAGGCCACGCCCAGCGCGGACAGCAAAGAGTTCACCTATGAGGGCGACGGCCTCACCCGCAAGCGCAAGAAAACCACCGGCTACCAGGTCGTGCTGGCGGCTGACTGCCTGACCCAGGACGCGCGCGAAACGATCTACGCCAAGACGCCCATCACGACCGGCCTGCCGGCTGCCTACACCCGCGCGATCTACGAGGGCGACACGACCGAGACCAACGGCGTCTCGTGTGGCATCTGGATCGAGGGCACCGCCACCAAGGTGGACGCCACGACCGGCATCGAGAGCCAGGTCACGACGCGGCGCTGGTGGCCCGTGGGGACACTCAGCTACGACGGCCCACCCGAGCAGCAGACCGCCGACAAGTTCGGCCTCGACCAGTACACCTTCACGGCCTCGAAAACATCGGTGGATATCTGCGGCGGCGCGCTGCCCGCGACCATCCCCAGCGGCGGCGTGTTCCAGGTGTTCATGGAGAAGTAGGCCACCGAACCGACTCGCCGGAAAAGTGGACCAATTGGTCCACTTTTCGGCCCTTGGTCCACTTTCCCCCCCCGCTTGACACTTCACTTGACATCACCCCAATGGAGGCCCCTATGGCGCTACGCAAAGAGTTTCTCCTCGCCAACGGCACGCCAGCCGTGTTCGAGATGCCCGATATGCTGGCCCTCATCAGCGGCAATGTCGACATCCCCAACAGCGCGCTGGCCGATGTCCTCGATCTCGCGCTGGGCGGATCGTTCGCAGCCGACGCGGATGAGCAGCTGGCCGGCAACAAGCGCTACGTCCGTGCGGTCTACGAGCTCGCAGCGCTCTGCCTCGTGACACCGAAGGTCTATATCCCACGCGGCAAGAAGGTGCGCCCGCTACGCGAGGGCGAGATCGGCACGCAGGATCTGGCCTGGGCGGAGGTGGTGACGCTGTACAACTGGTTTCGCTACGGCGTTCCCGCAAGCCTACCCGCTGCCGCGCCTCTCCAGCCTGGAGTCGGTGACGCAACTGCACCAGCTGGCGACGACCTACCACACGACGCCGAGTAGCTACGCCGGCCTCAGTGGCGTGCAGGCGCTCCTCTTCGACGCTGCGGTGCAGGCGGCTCACATCCTGACCGTACCTGCCAGCCCGGCCGTAGCGAGCGCCAAGCCGCACCGACCACCCTGGGACCCCCGCGCACCGATCGAGATGGGATAGAGCGCTATGTCTGGATTCGACGCCGGCGCAGCGGTCGCCAAATACACGATCGACTACGGCCAGGCCCGTGAGGCGGGCGCCGCGCTGCACTCGATCTATGCTGGCCTGCGGCAAGACAGCGCGGCGCTGGGCACGGCATCGCGCCAGGTCGAGACCGGCTTCACGAGCCAGTCAGCGGCGGCGCGGAAGGCGCTCGCTGACTTCGAGCGGCTCGATCGGCAGTACACCGCTATCCGGGATAGCGAGATCCGCGCGGCCCGTGCATCGGGCGACCACGCCAAGGCGCTGGAGCTCATTGATGTGCAGCTGAAAGCCGCCATCCCCGGCACGACGCGCTATAACACCCTGCTCGCGCAGCAGGCAACGGTGACACGGCAGGCCGCACAGGCCCAAGGCGGCGGCGACGGGCTGAGCGGCAGTCTGCTCGGCGTTGCCGGATCGCTCGTAGTGGCTGCTGGAGGGTTTACCCTCGTGACGCGCGCCGTCCAGAGCTTCGCCGACGCCTTTGATTTCAAGGTCAAGCTCGACGCGACCAACCTATCAATCAGCAACCAGCTGCGCGGCGTGCGCGATCTCGGCCAAACCTTTGGCGAGGCGCGGCAGTTCGGCGAGCGCTACAAAATTACCCAGGCTGAAACCAGCGAGATACTCCAGAACTCTATTGGTGTGTTGCGCTCATCGACGAGCAGCGTTGCCGAGCTCGAGTCGGTCCTGATCCGGCTTCAATCCCGCGACCCTTCGAAGCCCATCAGCGAGGCCGCCAGGGCACTGCGCGAGCTCAACACCGGCGATGTCACGACGATCAAGGAGATCTTCAATATCGGCGCCGCTGATGCGCTCAGAATGAAGAATGAGATCGCCAAAGGCGGCGACGCGGTGCAAGTGCTTTCCGCGTTCCTCACCAGCGCGGGCAATGGCATGGAGGTGCTGGATCAGCGGACACAGGGTATCGTCGGCAAGCTCAACGACGCGACGGTTCAGGCTGAGAAGTTCCAGTTGGCGCTGGCGGGCAAGGCCGGCGGGCCTGGTGCAGTGCTCCTCGACTTCAAGACGAATCTGTTCAAAGAGTTCACTGCTATTTTGAGTGGTGACTTCTCGGAGATCGAGGCCCGCAACCGCAAAAACGAGCTGGCGCAGCTGGCCTACAACGACGCAATCGCGCAGGGTAAAAACGATGCCGAGGCCTACGCCGTCGCGCAAGGCATCCTGAACGGTACGACCAAGACCGTAGACGATCTGACGCTTGAAGCGGTCAACGCGCTGCGGCAGCGGGTGCTGGCAAGCGGCCCGGCAATCACCGGCATGCAGCAGGAGATCAGCGGCGCGATCGCCGCCGGGAACGCTGCGCGCCAGCATGCGGACGCATTGGGCGCGCAAACCGTTAAGACCCTGCAAGCAAATGCAGAGGCGGAGAAGCAGCGGCGTGTAATGGCTCTGATTGCGCAGCAATCGGGGCTGGTCCAGAAGGGCTTTATCACCCAGGCGCAGGGCGTCGCGGTGTTACGCGGCGAGCTCGGCAGTGCCGCCGATGAGGCGCTACGGCTCCAGGCGGAGCTGGGGCGCGCGGCGGCTGTTTCTGCCCAGAAAGACGCGCCGACCACCAGCGCCGAGCGGAGCTTGCTGGCGAAGGCCAACGCCGGTCAGGGCGACGCAAGCGAACGCCTGAAAAAGGAAAAGGCGTTCCGTGATGCACAAAAGCAGTTCCAGCAGGATCTGCTCCGCTTCGACTCACCCGCCGCGCAGCTGGCCGCCAAGCGGCGCGAGCTGGCCGGCATCGCCGCCGACGACCCCAAGCGCTTCACGGTGCAGCTCGACATCCGCCGCCTCCAGGAGCAGATCGAGGCGGAGCGCCTGCGCACTGCCAAGTCGCATACCTCCGAACTTAATAAGCAGCTCGGCCTGAACGAGTCGATCTACGACAGCCAGCAAAAGCAGCTCGACGCGCAGCTGAAGGGGCAGGAGCTGGCCATCCGCAACCGCCAGGAGACCCGCAAAGAGGACCAGGAGCTGCGCATCAATCAGAACGCCCTGGCCCACGCCAAAGACCCGCGCTTTCGGGCGGCCGCCCAGGACGCGATCGACCTGATCAACGTCCACCGCCAGCAGCGGGCGCTCGACCTCGCGCAGAACGGCGCTATCACAGCCGCCCCGATCGTCAACGGGCGCCTGTTGCAGAGCCTGGCCGGCGGCGGCACCCCTGGCGCGCCCGCCAGCGCCGGCGCCGGTCCCCTGTCGGGCGGGCGCCCAGGCGGCGGCGCCACCCCCGGCGCAGCGGGCGGTATCACCATCATCAATCAATTCCAGCTCGACGGCAAAACCGTGCTGGAGGTCATCAACCCGCTTATCGCGCAGCAGCTGCTCGACGCCATCACGGGGCGCGGCAACAGCGGCGGCGCGCAGGTGGCCTCATGAGCTTTCTCACCGACGCCTACGACGCCTCCTTCGGCGGCACGTCGTTTATGGAGCAGTTCCCCGGCGGGTACGCGGCCGAGCCGGATAGCGGTGTCGAGGCGACCATCATCCACATCCCTGGCGGGAACGTGAACATCATCCAGACGGCCGGGCAGGGCGCGCGGAAGCTGAGCCTGCCGATCGCCTGCGCCGCCAGCGAGCTGACCGCGCTGCGCGGCAAGGCCAACAGCGCCACCCGTGCGTCGCTCATCTACCACGCCGGCACGACCAGCGCCCGCCTGCTCCAGGTGACCAATGTCCGCAAGCAGATGGTCGATGATGCGTACCTGGCCACGCTGGAGCTGATCGTCGGCTAGTCCCCCCCCTGCTCTCTCCTGTTTCCCACGGAGCATCATCCCCCATGGGCGTCACCACCGACGAGATCAACGCGACCTACCAGAATATCGACATCCATGTGGTGATCAGCGGCCGGCACGCCGCGCAGGCCACCGGCGTGGATGTGACCATGGGCCTGTCCCAGGTCAACGCCACGGCGACGATCACCGGCGTCGATCGCCCATCCGGCGCCGAGGAGGGCCGCGAGGTCGAGGTCTGGATCGGCCTCGGCGGCAGCCCCGATCTCATCTTCAAAGGCGAGGTCAGTGGCCTCACCTGGCGCCACTATCCCGGCGAGGTGCCGGTCCAGGCCCGCGATGTCTTCGCGCGGACACGGATGGCCTGGGGCGGCGAGGACCGTGAGTACACCGACCAGGACGACGCGGCGATCATCCGCAATTTACTCGAGGCGATGGGTATCGGGAGTGATGAGGCCAATATCGAGTCGAGCGGCTGGACACTCGGCACGGTGCTGCCGGTCGTCGCGCGCGCGGGACAGCCGTTCTTTTCGCTCATCGAGCGGATCGACCGCCTCGCGGGCTATCGGACCTTCACCAACCGCGACGGCAATATCTTGCGCCGGCGCGTGAGCGGGGATGTCGGCGCGGGATCGGGCTGGACCTACGAAGAGGGCGTCAACATCATCTCCTGCGAGCGGCAGCGCCGCACTGAGGGCATTGTCAACCGCGCGGTCGTCACCGGCCTGACCTTCGAGGGCCTGCTGATCGGTGGGCCTGGTGTGGCCGAGGCGCAGGCGGATAATCCGTTTATCCCGGACCCACCGCGCTATGTGACAGAAGAATTACAGGACGACCTGATCGAGGACGACGCCAAGGCCCGCGAGGTCGCGGCGCGGATCGTCGGCGACAAGAACCGGCGCCCAGAAGTGTTTCGCGTCACGGTCCCCTTCAACCCGCGCATCCAGCCGCTGAGTATTGTGAAGATTATCCATGACGTGCTGGAGGTCGGGAGCGGATCGCGCTTCGTGGTCGACCAGGTGCAGCACCACGTGACGGCCAGCCCGCCCACGGCAACCACAACCTTCACCACGCTCGGCGGCAACATCGTGCCGACCGAGACCAATCAGCCGCCGCTGGCCGCCTTCGACGCGAAAGTCTTCCAGGAGTCGGAAGACACCGGCATGGCGATCGAGTCGCGGATCGTGGTCATCGCCGATGGTTCGGCCAGTAGCGACCCCGACGGCGACACGCTGACGTATGCCTGGACGATCGCGGTGGATGCCGGGACGGTCGATCCCTCCAGCGGCACCGATCCAATTATCCGCGCGGTGATCAGCGGCGCGGCCACATCCGTGACCATCACGCTGACCGTGACGGATGGGGGCGGTGCGACCAACGTGCTGACGCGCACGATCCCGATCGTCGCGAGTAGTATGCCGATCGAGCCGCTGTACCTGGCGGTCGACGGCCTGCTGAAAGCATCAGCGGACGGCGAGGCGACCTGGAATGAGTTCGCGGTCGCGGCCGGGCCGACCTGCACGCCGCCGTTCGCCGCACCCTGGGGGACCATCTTCGGTGCCTCCGATGGGCATATCTACATCACCATTGACGACCTGGAGACCGACCCGATCGACACCGGCGCGCCGCACGGCGCGGTGGCCTGCACCGCCGTCTGGATTCACGAGCTCGACTCGACACGCGGCTGGGCGGCCTTTGACGATGGCAAGGTCTACAGCGGCGTCATCGACTCGACCACGCCCGCCGTGGTCTGGACCCTGGCCGGGACCATCCCCGATGGGCCGGTCCAGGAGATCCGCGAGGCGGTCGGCGCGCTGGGCAGCCTCCGGGCGACGGCGGGCGCGGGCTACTATGCGAGCGAAGACGGCGGCGGCACATGGACCCTGCTCCACACGTTTGATGTCGCCTGGCGGATGGCCGCCGGCTTCGATACCAACCTGGCCAGCGGCCTCAACTCAACACCGCCGCTGTATGCTGAGACCGGCACACTGCCCACCGTGCCAGGGGGCGTCACCCACATCCGGGGGATCACCTTCGGCTGGCGCGTGCAGGCGCTCTACGCAACGGATGACGCGGCAAACCTGTATACCACCGATAGCACCTTCGCCGCGCTGACCGCCCACACCGACGTGCTGCCCGCCCAGGGCAACCACATGATCCGTAGTGGCTCGATCGACGGCGTGATCTACGCGGCGGTGGGCGACGGCACGGGTGATAACGGCGCGGTGAAGTGGATTCCCGACGTGGCCGCCCCCTGGTTTGTGCATCGCACCGGCACGGATATCTGCTACGGCATCGGCTATGGCCCGGCGCGCCTGCCCGTGGTCTTAGTGGATTTCGTGTTTGCCCCCTTCGCCGAGAGCGACCCCGCGAAAGACACCTGGCACCGGTATCAGGACGGCGTGTGGAGCTCGGGGCCGCTGCCCGAATCGGGCTGGAAGTGGACCTCGCTCAAGGTCCACCCCGCGAACCCGCTGCGCTGGCTGCTGCTGGGCTTCCCACCATCGATCGGCGTGGCCACCGGCGACCGCGGGCCGCACAACGTGGTGTCCCCAACGTTTGACCCGCTCTGGATCTCGGAGGACGCCGGGCAGACCTGGACCGCGATCACCATCCCCAAGCCGGCGGGCGCGGTCTCCATGGACGACAACTACGACCTGAACGCGCTGGCCTGGCAGGAGCAGAGCGGCACCTGGGCGCTGACCGGCCATTCGGGGATGGGCGCGGGCGTCATCTGGTTTGGCAGTGGCGCCACCTCCACCGGCGCCACCTACACAAGCGACTACGCGCACCTGACCTGGGTGGTGGGTGCGCGGAACGGCCAGTGGATTACCGCGCAGACCGATGCCCCCGGCAGCGGCACGACCGGCGGTGTCGCGATTGTCGAGCCGAGCGGCGGGCTCTCGCTCGGGCCGTTCTCGCTGGTCGCGCCGTTCGCGCAGCCGTTTGGGCCGCTGGATGTGGCAAACGACAGTCGCGGCTTCATCATCACGGGCACGTTCGAAGGCTCAACCCAGGGCATCTTCTACGGCAGCAACTATGCGGACGCGCCGGGGGTCGACCCGGAGGTGGGCGCGACCGTCGACGGTATCTTCCGCTGGACCCAGCTCATGAGCGATGGGCGCGTGATTGTGGCCAGTGATGACAACGGGGACGGGGCGGGGTACTACGTCGGCGACGCGACCGCGCTCTTGACCCTGCTGGTCGGCCCGCCGCAGCATCTCACCCCCAAGCCCTACCACGTCCGCGTGGGGCGGGTCACGCGGCGCCTGGCCGTGGGGTGGGGCGAGAACGGCAGCGGCGACTGGCGCTTCACCGCCTACAACGGCGTCGCGTTCGCTGATATTGCGATGCCGATCGCGGGCATGCAGGCCCTCTCGGTTTTGTACGACCAGCCGTATGACATCATCGAGCAGCCGGGGGTGCCGCTATGAGCTATGGCCCCGCGTTTGAGGCGCTCTGGGCACAGATCGAGGCGCGACTCAAGCGCTTCGAGAAAGAGGCGCGGGTCAACCTGGGCACGCAGGCCTACGGCAGCCTGCCGCCGCGCAACCTGCCCCCAGCTGGCGGGGGCGGCGGATCGCCCGGCGCCGTCACGCTCTCCGACGACGACCCCGAGGATGTCACCACCGGCGCGGCCGACCCCGGCGACAACGACGACGTCAGCCGCAGCAACCACGTCCACCACTACGACGGCAACGCGCTGCTGCTGCAAGGCCGCGCGCTGGCCGCGACCGCGCCCAGCAGCGGCGATGTTATCACCTGGGACGCGAGCGGGGGCGGCACGTGGAAGCCCAGCGCGGCGGGCTCGTTCACCAGCCCGCTCACCACGCGCGGCGACATTCTGACCCGCGACGCCTCGACGCATGTCCGGCTGGCCATCGGCGCAAGCGGGCGCTACCTGCGCAGTGATGGCACCGACCCGTCCTGGTCGCCACTCCTGGCCAGCGACCTGACCTACAGCGGGCTCACGACCGGGCAGGTGCTGCGCGCGACCGGCGCGAGTGCCGCCGCGTTCGGCGCGGTCGACCTCGCCAACGCAAACGCGATCACCGGCGCGCTGCCGATCGCCAACGGCGGGACCGGGCAGACGGCGGCCAACGCCGCCTACGCGGCCCTGGCGCCGCTGACCACGCGCGGGGATCTGGTCTACCGCAACGCGACCGTGCCGGCGCGCCTGGCGGTGGGCACGGCGAACCAGGTGCTGATTACGGACGGCACCGATCCGCTCTGGGGCGCGGTCAATTTGTCGGCCGCCGCCGCCGTGACGGGTATCCTGACGCTCGCGCGCGGTGGGCTCAACGCCAGCCTGGCGGCGACCGGGCCGGGCGTGCTGCGCCAAGCAACGACCGGCGCGGCGATCACGGTGAGCGCGCTCAACGCCGCGACGGCCAGTGATGTGGACTTTCAATTCATCACTGGCAGTTCGAACACGGGCGCAACGCTCCAGTTCAACAACGGCACGGGGCTGCCCGAGTTCAACCCGGTCAACCTGGCGGCCAGCACCGCCGTCACCGGCATCCTGGCGCTCGTCAACGGCGGGACCGGCGCGAATCTGAGCGCGACGGGCGGGACCAATCAGATGGTCCGTCAAGATAGCGCCGGCGGCGTGTTTACGGTCAGCGTGCTGGCGGCCAATGATATCCCGGCGCTGCTCAACCCATTCGGGATTCGCGCGGCCCTGGGGTCGGTCGCCAACGGGCTGTATGTGCCCTGGCTCGCGGGTGACGCGCTGATCACCTCCTATTTCGGGTCGGCCGCGTCGGGTATGAACCATACGGCGATTCTGGCCGAATCGAATAGCGCCACGGCGCTGAGCGCGACATCCGTCACGGGCACGCCGATCATCAGCTCAGTCAACGACACCGGCACGACCAATCAGGCCATCGCCATGAGCCTGCGCCATGGCACCTCGGGGGCGACGGCCGCCAGCTTCGGCGCCACGCTCATCTTCGAGATGCACGACGACGGCCACACGTACCGGCGCGGTGGCAGCATTCGGGCGCTCTGGACGGTGGCGACCGCCGCCGGCTTTAGCTCGGCGCTTACGTTCGCGACCACCAACGCGACCGTCGCCGCGGAGAAGATGCGACTCAATCCGGGTGGGGCGCTGTGGGTGGGCCTGACCGCGAGTGGACTCACGGGCGCGGGCGATCTGGAAATCGCGGGGAACTTCAAGGCCGCCGGCGCCACGCCGGTCTTCGGCGGGTTCACGCTGACCGTGCCCGCGACCGGGACGGTGGCGCTCTTGGGCACGGCGCAGACCTACACCGCAAATCGGACGATCACGGCGACGCTGGACGCGAAGCAGCTGACCCGTATTTTTAACACCAGCGGCTCGACCGGCTACGGGCTGCGGTTCGGCGATGGCACCACCGACGTGGGCTCGTTTCAGTCACTCGACACCGGTGCCGCAACCTCATTCTTCTTCTCAGCCAACCGCCAGTTCGATGGCACGGCCTGGCAGCAGCTCAACGCGCGGGTTGGCAGCACCCTGCTGATGACCGCGACCGGCCTCGGCTTCCACTCGTTCCCGGCAGCGAGCTCTACACCCACACTGCGGTTCTTTATGTCGGTCGACGGTTGGGTAAAAATCAGCGAGATCACCGCGCCGACCGCGCCCGCAGCCAATGACGTGATTATCTACGCGGTCGATAACGGCGCGGGCAAAACACAACTGATGGCGCTGTTTAGCTCGGGCGCGGCCCAGCAGCTCGCCATCCAGCCATAGAGGCATGCAGATGAGCGTGTACCAATCGAGCGACAGCACCTGGATTTTCTTTGATGGCCTGGTGAAACACACCGGGCTGACAGAAGCGGAGGCATGGATCATGTCACGAGAGCAAGACTTCATCACGGCGGCGCGCGCGGCCAACAAGCAGATCTGGGACGGCTACCACGCGTTGCGGGCCATGCAGGACGAGTGGAACGCGCTGGACTATGGCACCAACCTGGACGACGGCGAAGGATCGAACGCCGGCATCCTGGCGACGGACGTAGGGGCGGTCGTATTCGCGACGACGGACGAGATCAAGCTACGGATTTTCGACACCGGCCATGCCACCAACCTGGCCAAGCTGCTCTAAGGAGCATCCCATATGACCACACCCACACCCCAGGTCCAGGCCGTCCCCGACACGCTGCCGGCGACGCATCGACTCGTCGGCATCCAGAATCAGATCATCAGCCTGATGGAGCAGAAGGAGAGCCTCCAGGAGCTGATCGAGATCATGCGCGAGATCGGCGACGACACGAAGCAGGTCGAGCCGCGCAAGCAGGAACTGATTCGGACGCTGCGCATCCTCAAGCGCTACCGTGCGCGCGAGGCCACGCTCGTCGCCGAGATCAACGGCATGTCCGCGCCAGCGGAGGATGCGACGCCATGACCGCCATGACCGCGCTGCCCGCCGGGCTGTCCTATATCCACCCCGAGATCGGGCACTGTGACCACCCGGAGGTGGCCAGCAGCCCGGCGGGCACGTTCATCCTCTTCATGTTCACGCCGGGCGCATACGATCGCGACGGCATCATGCACCTCAACACCGCCGCGCAGTGCTACATCCTCAAAAAGATCGATCGCGCGGGCGTGGTGCATGAGCTCCGCCGCTGGAAAAGCGCCGACACCGCCGCATGGCTGCGCAGCCACGGCGCCGATCCTGCCAAAGAGCAGGGGAAGTACGGGCCGTGGGGCCTCGACATCGATGGCGCGGACGTCGTGATCGTGATGAACTATCGTATCAACAGCTGCCAGACGCTGCTGCCGTGGATCGAGCACGGCCTGGCGGGGTAGGGCGGCGGGAATCAAAAAACAGCCCCGGATCTCGCGAGGAGATCCGGGGCTGTTTGATGCGCGTCTATTCCATCGGCTCACCCACGACGATCGCCCCGCCGCGCACCTCGCCCGCATAGCGCCCGTCCATGAGGTCGCCCAGCAAGTCGCGCGCCCCGTCGGCGAAGAAGCGCGGCATGGCTTTGCCGACCATGACCGCATAGCCTGCGTCGCCCGTCGCCGGCCGCAGCTCGATCCGGCCGGCCAGGCGCTGCACATCCAGGCGCAGGGGGCTGCCCAGCGCATACCAGAGGCCGCGCCCGACGTAGATCCGCAGCCGGTCGCGTCCGTCCTTGCCCCACGGCTCGTACACGATTCGCACGAACATGGATGGCGCGCGGCCGGGTCCGGCCTGGCGCTTCCGGGGCGTGGCACGTTCAGCGCCGGGCCGGGCCAGCTGGCGCTGCTCGGCTGCGGCGATCTGCTCCTGCTCATCAGCAAGCTGGCGTAGCTCAGTGGCGATGGTGCGGCGCTGCGCGGGCGTCGGGCGCCGGCCGAGCATGGTCAGCAGGGTAGCGCGCAGGGGGCTGTCAGCGGCCATAATCACGCCTCCTGTTTCAGATACCAGCGATTCCAGAGCACCGTCAGCGCCTCGGCAATGCCCTCGGCCGCGGGCTGGCTGCCCAGCAGCGCCGCGAGTAGCGCCGCCGCCTGCGGCTCGCGCGGGTCGTCGGCCGGGTCGTAGCGCTCGTCAGGTTCCACCGCGCTGGCCAGATTGAGCACGGCCTGGCAGGTTGCAGCCTTGAGGGTGGCGCGCGCGGCCAGACCATCCTGCACCAGCTGGCGGACCATCGCCCCACGCGAGAGGCCCTGCGCGACGGCCTCCTGCTCGATCAGATCGAGCAAGGGGCCGAAGTCGATATCGAGGCGTTGTTGTGGCATGATCAGCTCCTGAAAAAGTCATCGGCCCATTGGAACGCCACCCCGGCATCGCGCGCGGCCTGCTCGTCTTCTGGCCGGTCGCCGACAGAGAGCGTGTCGGCTGCTGCATAGGCGTAGCGCGCCATGGCCTCGCGGATCATGGCGCCGCTCGGCTTCCGGCGCGCGGCGGCTGCGGGGTCGTTGTAGGGCGCTTTGCCGCGCGCGTCCGCGAAACAGACAAAGACGCTCTCCCAATCGAGCCGCAGCCGGTAGCACACATCGGCGATCTTGCGCTCCCAATCGGCCTCGGTCACAAGGCCAAACGCCACGCCGCCCTGGTTGGTGATGACGCCGACACTATGGCCGGCGTGGCGCAGCTCCGCAAGCTTTCGCCCCCGCCCCGGCAGCGGCTGCCAGGTGTGGTAGTCGCGATCGGGATTGTCCATGTAGCCGCTGATGAGCGTGCCGTCAAGGTCGAACAGGTACAACATCTTCGTCTCTCCTGGCGGCGCCGGGGTAGCGCTCGGCGCCGCCACGTTGTCGCCTACATCGCCGGCAGTGTGGCGACGCCGCGCTTGTCGATCCAGGCCGCACAGTGCTCAGCATAGGCCAGCGGGCTGACGCTGCTCGGACGCGCATCCCACCAACCCATCAGGCGCGGCGCCTTGACCTTGCCCGTGGCCTTCACGATGACTCGGAACTGGCCGCGCACGAAGGTATCGGTGTAGCCGTAGACGATCTCCTGCTCCGGTTGCTGGTCGTCGGCAACGCAGAGCAGGTAATCCCAGCTCTCCGTCCCGCGCTTGTTTCCGTCCTGGTAGAAGATCGTGAAGACGGTCCCGCTCGGCACGTCATTGCCGACATAGCACTGATAGCTGTGGTGATTGTCATGGCCGTTGCGCGCGTGATCTTCGCGCACCACCAGCTTCTCCAGCCCCTTCACATACATCTTGCCCCAGTTACTGGTGTGGCTCTCCTGCCCGCTGACATACTCGATGCTTGCCATGGAAATGCTCCTTGCGCTATACTGCGCAGAGCGGCCTCGGCCGCGACGGTGGCGATGCTTTGCGGTTCCTAGGCCAGTGGAGCATCGCCATTTCTTATGCACGTAGTATATCAGATACTTATCTGATTAGTCAAGCATTTGTTACACGATCTTCTATCCGGTTTTGCCGATCAGATCCCTGGTCTTTATCCCACCACACAATCGCCAGCGCGACCCCATACGTGCTCACGACCAGCGCCCACTCCCACCCGAGCGCCGCATCCAGCACCACGCCGGTCCAGCTCGCCACGGCCAGCGCAAGCGCCTGGCGCGGCGTGCGCATCGCCAGCCAGAGCGGCAGATGGTCGTAGGAGCTGCCGGCGAACTGCGGCGCGAGACTGAGCAGCAGGATGAGCCGCGCGCGATCGTCCTTCCAGCGGAGCAGCCCGAGCGCCAGGAGCGGCAGGGTCAGGATCGGGGCGGTGTGGCGCCCGGCGCCGACGTTCGTTAGCCACGCGAGCGGCCACTGCGGCCACACGAGCAGGCTGATCAGGACAATGCCCGCGCCGGCCAGCAGCGCCCGCCGGGCGGGCCGTGCGAGCCACAGCGCGGCGCCGATCGACGGCTTGGCGGCTAAGATGCAGCCGAGCCAGGGCAGGCCGGCAGCGGCGGTCAGCAGCGGCGACCACTGCCCATACACGACCGCGACCCACAGCGGCGCGGACAAGAGCATGCCCAGCAGGGCCGGGTGGGTGCGGTGGGCATAGGTGAGCAGCGCGACGGAGAGGCCGATAAAGAGAGCAGCGGCGATCGGGTCCGGCAGTGGGGTGAGGGGGAGCACGAGCAGCAGCGCGGGCAGGGGATAATAGAGCGGGGCATCGGCGGGGTAGTCGCGACCGGGGCCGAGCGCCGGATCGGCGTAGGAGTTGTGACCCGCGAGCAGCTGCCGCGCGCCACGCAGCGGCCAGGTCAGATCCGCGGCGTGGCCCAGCGGCCAGAGGACTGCCAGGCACAGCGCGGCGGCCAGCAGGCCTGCGGCCAGCGGGATGAGGATGCGACGGGGCATGGGGGCTCCTTATTCAGTTACATGGTCGGGGGAGGCGAACGCCCCAGGCCTCGATCTGAGACCTGGGGCGTTGTGCGTGGGGAGGATTAGGGGGTGACGAGTGACGCCTGAAAGGCCAGGTGGGTGGCGTAGGCGCTGAGGAGCGCCATATCACTGACCGTGTCGTACAGGTGCGCCTGCTGGCGGAGGGCTGCGGCCAGCGCCGGCGCGCCGGCTTGCTCCTGGTCGTAGGCCTGGGTCAGGTAGTGGTCGCGCAGCGCCGCGCGGATGGTTTCGCGGCTGTCGGGCCAGTCGTCGTCCGGCTGCCAAAACGACGGCGTGACACACCCGCAATACCGAATGGCGGCATCGAACCGGCGATGCATGACGCCGTCGATGACCTGGAACGCGTCGCGCATGACCCCGCCCACGCGCAGGCCCGCGACCGACTGGCCGCAGGTCAGGCAGCGCGAGGTTGGGCCGAACGTGACGACGGTTGGGACGTTGGCGATCGTGTTGAACGTCGTGGGCACTAGTTGTTCCTCCAGTTCTGCGGCTGTCCCTTGGTCCAGGCCTGCGGCGGCACGGGTGGCAGCGCCTGGTGGCGTTGGCGTTCGGCCATATCCTGCCGCTGCTGTCGCCGGCGCGTGTCACGCCGCTCGCGCAGGATCTCGATGAGTAGCCACGCCAGCAGCGCGAGTGCTGCGCCATCGAACAGTGCCCGGAGCGTGCTCACGGCCGCACCGCCTGCGCGGTCGCCCGCGCGCGGACGTCTGCCTCCAGGGCCTGCGCGTTGATTGTGGCCTCGGCCAGCGTGGCCCCGTAGGCGGTGTACGCGCCGATCGGGGCGGGCGATCCGCCGCTGGTGAAGCCATCGACCGTCCCCGCGATCGTGACGGCCGGCGTGGGCGCCGGCTGGCGCGGCACGACGACGGCCGCGCGGGGCGGGACGTGGACGACGGCGCGCGGCAGTGCGGACGGGGACGGGGCCGCGCTCGACAGGAGCACGGCGGCGATGATGATTAGCAGGTATTTCATGGGGTAGGCTCCTCTCCAATCCACCGGGCGTTGGCACTGGTCCAACGCCCGCTATTGATAAACTCAGCCGCCTGGCGCAGCGCGGCCTCTGTCCAGCGCCGATCGGCTATGGCAGGGTCGCGCACCGGCACCAGGTCGGACTCCATTGCCACATACACACCGTTCACTATCAGGAAGTAGCGGCCCTGCCTTAGAATGACCTCTGCGTTCACTTCCCCTCCTTCATCTCCGCTGCCAGCGTATCGGCGTTGGCCTGGGCGGCCTCTTGGCTCTCACAACTGGTGCCGGTGACCACGCCGATCACGGCGCGTGTCGTCGGGCTGTATACGTCCTGCGTGACGCTGTAGCAGGCGGTCTCGACATACACCACCACCGGCGTCTGGGTCGGCGGCTCCGCTGTGGCGGTAGGTGGCGCGGGCGTGGCGCTGGGGGCGATCGTCGCGGCCGGTGCGGCCGTGGGTGGGACGACGGCCGGCGCGGCGTTGGTCGCGGGCGGCCGCCGGGTGGTCGGCGATGGCAGGAACGAGATTGCGCCAATCACGGCCAGCACCACCACCAGGGCGCCGACGATGCCGGCGACCAGGCGCCGGTCGGTGCGCGGCTGCGCATCTGCTGGCGGGACGGCGGCGGGCGCGCTCCGCCGGTTGCTCCAGGTCCGCGCGCGGGCCGGCGGCGGCTCCTGCTGGGCGGCCGCGCGCCGCTCAGCCTCGATCATGATTCGACCGCGTTCGTCGCGATCCTCCTGTGTGATCTGCATCAGCGCACCTCCACAAAGCGATAGGTATGCGGCTCGTCAGTTATGTCGACAATGATGCCGGTCGCGCGCCACACTTTGATCAGGTCGCTGGCCTGCGTCGAGCCGATGCCCGCCGCCGCCATCAGGCGGGCGCGCTTCCATCCGGTCGTGCCCAGCTCGCAGCGTGCGACCTGGAGCGTGTTCAGCTCGTTCGCGGCCGGGTCCGCGGCTTCGTACGCATTCGTGCGAATACGCGCATTCGCGGCCTCATCGGCGTTCGCGGCCGCGTTCGTTGTGCGTCCTGCTGCGATCGACGGTGCGGCCATCTCCACCATGGTATCGACTGGGCCGGCCGCACGCGGCATGCGGATTGGCGCGGCCTCCGTCCGGTCGCGCGACTCGACAGAACGATCGGCGATGCCCAGATCGCGTAGGCTGATGCGCTGATCGGTCTCTGCCGCCGGCAGACTGGTCTGGGTCAGGCTCTCGCCGATGTACTCCAGGATCTCCTGGACATCATCGTTATCGGCCAGCGCCTCGAAGGGCATCATGGCACCGCTCACCCGCTGCACGCTCTCACCCACCTCGCGCAGCGTGCGATCGATACCCGTGACCAGGCCGTGCATGACACCGGCCAGCTCCTCGCGCTCCTCGATCGTCAGGTTCGCAAAGCCGAGCAGGGCCTTCTCCTGGGCGCGCAGCAGGGTCGCGCGCAAGATCGCGATGTCGGCCTGGGCTTGCAGCTCGTAGCGCTTGACCAGGTGGGCCTGGCGCACCTGCTCGATGAGCTGATCGGGCGTGACCGGCGTCCAGAGCAGCGCCGGGATGATAATGAAGCCGATGATCCCGATCAGCACCTGCTGGTAGACCAGGTTGCTGTCGGCCACCACCGGCTGCGCCTGCCACCAGCTCGTCTGAATGCGAAACGAGTAGTAGAATAGGAATAGCGCACAGCCGATGATGACCCCGTAGCCCCAGGTGCGCGCGTTGACCTTCTGGAGCAACATCCCCGCCGGCGACCACGGGATGAGGAACGAGGTCAGACTCGGCGGCGCCAGCACCAGGATCGCGGTGAAGGCTGCGGCGATCAGGCGATCGTCGGTGAGCTGGCTCTGCACACGCCACCAGTAGACCGCGCTGGCGCCCATGCCGATGAGCGCGATGAGGATAAGGCCGGTCTTGGCGGTGAACTCAAAGCCAGACGCGCGCCGCCCCTGCCGGCGCATCATATCCAGATAGCGGGATGACATTGCGCACATCCTTTCGCGTGCGCGAGCCGTGGTACAATCCCACGCTCGCATTGCGTCCCTAAGAGCTTCCAATGTGAGCACCGCGCCGGTCGTTGTGCAAGCAGCGACCGGCGCTCCGACTTCCTACCGATCCTCGATCAGATGGCCATTCGTCGCGGGTTTCAGCCACCCGCGCACGGTCGACTCGCTAAAGCCCAGCTCGCGGGCGATGTCGAGGAGCGACCGCCCACGCGCGAGTTGTTCGCGCACATGGGCCACGACTCGCGCGTGGGTCGGCGGCGTGTCGCCGAACACCATGATCTGTTCGCGAGCCTCGGCCAACGACTCGCGAAGCTGCACGATCTCCTGCTCCCGATTCGCGAGCCCAGCCTTCGCGTTCGCGACGGTTGCTCGCAGATTCGCGGCCTCATCGTGCTCGCTCGCGGCGATCGTGGTCTTGATATGGAGCTGTTCGCGGGCCTCGCTGAGCTGCTCGCGAAGCCGCACGATCGCTTGCTCCTGATTCGCGGCCTGTTCGCGCAGACTCGCGGCGTCGGCCGATCCGTTCGCGGCCTGTTGCTCGATCAGTGTGAGCCGTTCGCGAGCGCTCGCCTCCGATTCGCGAGCCAGGGCCAGATCGGACGTCGTGCTCGCGAGCAACGCCCGATCGTTCGCGGTTTGTTCGCGGAGGCTCGCGACTTGATCGCGGAGCGGCAGATCCACCGCCGTGCCGGCCGCCGCGATCAGGCGCTCGGCTAGCTTCGAGAGACACAAGATCAGCCCCGGCACGGCCAGGTTGACCGCGAACCAGAGCGCCGCCGCGACCGCATAGCGCGCGTCGACCCCCAGCCACGGCAGCGGCACATCACTCGCGCCGAACAGGAGGAGCGCCTGCCGGCCACCGCGCAGGTAGCCGGCGGTGAGGTTGGCCAGCGCCTGCACACTGAGCACCGCCACGAGCGCGCGGTTGGCCCAGGCGCGGGCCTGGAGGTCCAGGGCACTGAGCGCCCCGGCGCCGATGAGCAGCGCGACGGCGGCGAGCTCGACCACGATCGCGGCGGCCCAGGCGGCGGGCGCCCAGGTCTCAAACAGGCTAAACAGCCATTGGGTGCGCTCGATCGAGTAGCCCAGCAGCGCGATGAGCGCCAGGCCGGTCGCGATCGTCGCGGCGATGAGGAGTTTCCGATTCACGTTTCTGACTCCTTGTGCTATCATTGCGCCACGCGGGGTGGCGCTCGAGACTCCAGCGCCGGCGGCGAGTCGGTGTCAGCGGCCCGCCGCACCCCGCCCCATCTCCTACAGTGCGTTACCTGGCCCGTCGTCCATCGCCCGCAGCTCCGCCTCTTCCCGCTCCTGCTCGATCGCGTCCATCGCCGCATCGGCCTGCTGCTCGATCGTCGGCGTGGGGAGCGCGGCCTCCAGCCGGCCGAGATCGCCATCCGAACAGTCGAGCAGGGTGGCCTCGTGTTCCGCCGCCGCCTGCTGGGCGACTTTCATTGCGTGGGCATAGCGCAGCTTGCGGCTATCGCTGACATTGCCGCAGTTGATCAGCCGCTGGCCACCGACTTCCTTCAGGTCGATTGCGGTGGGCAGGATGACGACCAGCTTGGGCGGCTCGGGTGTGCCCTTCGGATGGCCCCAGCGATCCCAGTAGGTCATCAGCACCTGGTAGCGCGGTGCCGGGTCATACTTCGCCGGGCGATCGTTCTGCTCCAAGGTCGCATCGGCCTGCGCCTGGACGGCGGCGCGGCACTGCTGCCAAAGATCGGCCTCGATCGCGGCGGGGTCGTCGCCATCGTTGACGGTGGCGGTCAGCGTGAGCAGCGGCTTCACGTTGCTGTATTCGGGCAATCCGACGGTCTCACCATACGAGACGGTGACTTGGGTAATGCGCATGTGTATGCTCCTTCTCGGTCGATAGTGCCAATAGCGCCCATCGATCTTCTCGCGGTCGATCCGCCCTTCTCGGGAGAGGTGCGTCAGCGCCATGCCGATCTGGCTCCACGCCGCCATGTCGCCAGGCGCGAGGAGTGCCGCCAGATCGCGGTGGCGGAGCGGGCGATCGGACTGCGCGATCGCCCGGATGAGTGCCGCGTCATAGTATCCCGCCATCCGCCCCTCGCTCGCGCGCCGCCGCCAGCTCGGCTATGATCCCGGCTACATCGGCGGCGATCGTCGCCCAGCGGGCGGCTGGAATGAGCAGCCAGGTCGACTCGGGCGCGCCGCTCTTGCGCAGCGGCTGCACGACGATGAGGCCGCCGCGACTGTGGCGTTCAACGAACGCGGCGAAGTCCAGGTCCAGGCAGCGCACGTAGTCGTCGCGCAGCAGCTGCATGGCCTGCGCGGGGATGGTCAGCTCAGGCATGTGGTTCCTCCTCACCTGGTCGCCAGTTCTGGACGCGCCTCACGATCGCCATGGCCCGCTGCATCTGTTCGCCGGCCTGCTCCGGTGTCGTCGAGGGCTGTGCTTCCTTCCCAAACCGTTCCCACTGCTCCAGCGCCGCATCGACCGCCTTCCAGGCGCGCACCTCCCCAACGGCAAGCTGCGGCATCGACTCCCGCACCAGCGTCGCCAGTGCCCGCCCCGCCGCCAGCTCAGCCTGCACGGCCGCCTGCTGGCGCTGCGCGTCTCGGATCATGGTCCGCAGCTGCGCGATCCCGTCGCGCAGCGGGATGTCGCCCTGGCCCAGCTGCTCACCCGCCCCGCGAATGATCGCCTCCAGCGTGTCGATGCGGATGTGCCCGGCGGTCAGCTCGGCCCGCGCGTCGTCGTACTTCGCCTGAAAGAGCACCGCCATATCGTGCTCCAGCGCCCGCTCAGTCTCGGCCTGCTCCGTCGTCGCGATCTGGGCGGTCAGCCGCCGCGCCAGCTCGGCGCACGCGGCCTCGGCCTGCTCCGCCCGCTCGCGCCAGTAGGTCGGGTCGCGCGGGTCGGGTTCGATTCCTTCGTTGCTCATGTTCATTCTCCTCCTTCAGCCACGGGTGATCTGGATTGATCTCCCGTAGTCGCTCGATCGCCGCCGCCTGAATCGCCTGCGCGCTGGTGCGGCCGGGCGTGCCCGCCTGCCCCGTCCCGCCGCAGTCTGGGCAGAGCAGCGGGACAACCACGCCCAGCTGCACCGCGAGATTCGCCGGCGGGGGCAGCTCGGCCCAATACTTCCAGGACTCGCCGTCCTCCGATGAGGCGATGCGCTTCCAGCCCAGGCAGCGGGTGCATGTATCCGGGCCATCGTAGATGATGACAGGTGCGCTCATGGTCTTTCCTCACTCTGTTTCAGCGCCGCCGCGATCTTGGGGTCGCCTTCCAGGTTTGGGCAGCAGCCTGCATGGAGACGCATCGCAGACGGGCGATCGGTGGAGTCGGCCGCGCCATACAGATAGATATGCGCGCCAGTGATCGGGCGGCTGCACCAGTCGCACTGCCAGCGCTTGCGCGGTCGTCGCACACAACGGGCGGTGAGCGTCACCCCGCCACCTCCATCGCTTCCGCCAGCCGCGCCTGCGCGTCGCCGATCCGCCGCGCCAGATCCTCGTAGGCGTCGGTCGGGATCGTCGTGTCGTCGGCGAGAAGGTCGAGCCGGCGCCGGCAGTCGGCCAGCAGGCTGCGCGGGGTTATGCCAGTGTGGCCCCGCGCGACCTGGCCCTCGGCGGTGTCCAGCATCGAGGCGATCGCCGCCAGCGGGTCGGCCTCCAGCTCCGCCAGCGTCGGCGGTAGGCCGTGCTCGCTCAGCTCGGCCGGCATGGGCGCGTAGGGGGCTGGCGTCGCCGCCAGGAGCACGGCCACATGCTGCGCCGCCTGCTGCATCTCGTCATAGCGAAACATCGTGCTGGCCGGCGCCCGCTGAAGCGTGGCCGACATCTGGCCCAGCCAGGCCGCCGCCGCCTCGCGCGGCGTGGGCGTGCCGCTCGCGAAGCGCCGCAAGGTCATCGCCAACGAGTGGTACATGGCGAGCGCCTCGTCGTAGGTGTAGTTGCCCGTTGTGCCGTCCGCCCAGACGATGTAGTGCCATACCCCGTCATCGTTGACGATCGGCGTGTGGTACTGCGCGCCCAGCTGCTCGCGCAGGTCGTGCTCCTCTTCTCGCGCCGCGCAGGCCCGACAGCGATCGGCTAATGTCCCGCCGATGTTGTGGCGACCCACGCTCAGGTTGCCGCACGCGCACACCGGCGCCGCGCGCGCCGCATCCAGCCCGGCGAGATAGCCCAGCTCGTTCAGTGACATGTCGCCCGGCAGGATCTCTCCATCGCGCAGCCAGTTCGCGCCGCTCCAGTCGTAGCCCGCCAGCCACAGCGCGTCGATCAGGTCGTCGGGCGCATCGGGTAGGTCATCTTCGTAGAGCCGCGCGCGCCAGGCGAGCAGCGCCAGGTGGGCGAGGTCAGACGCCGCGATCGCCTCGAACTCGTCATGGATCGCCGTGTAGGCGTGGAGGCCCGCCGGGCAGTCCGGGACGTAGATCACGCGCCAGGCGTGGTCAGTCAGCTCAGCCAGCGGGCGCGCCAGCTGTGTGGCCTCTGCAATCAGCGCGGCCGGGTCGTCGCCGCTGAGGGCCAGGCCGCAGGCGTGGCGCATGCCGATCGTGGTGTCGCCGTCGTTCCGCCAGATGGTCCAGCCGGCGGGGGCCGTGGGCAGGGCGGGCGCAATCGGGGCGGCCGGCTGCTCGATCGCCTCCAGCCGGCTCAGCACACCGTGCCAGGTGGCATTGCCGATACCGGGATGCGGCGCGGGCGGGTACATGGCGTAGCGATCGTCGGGATAGAAGCCGGGCTTGGTTACGCGCCAGCCGAGTGCTTGGAAGCGCGCCAGCACGGCATCAAAATCGGGCGGGATGTCGCACGGCCAATCCCCGACCCCGGCGCGTGGTTGAGTCGTTGCCGCCGGCGGTCCATCCTCGCTCGCGCTGACCGCCGCTGCCAGCTCGTCGGGTGTGGCATCGGGCCGCTCGACGGCGAGTGCCGCCAGCGCGATCACGCCGGCGGCATCGGTGGCGTAGGCGTCGGCGCCCTTGGCCAGCCGGTACTCGGCGCCGGCGCGGCGTATCGTCCAGCCGCATGCCTCCAGTTGCCGCTCGGCTGCGACGGTGAGCCGGTGGGCAGCGGCGGCCGGCGCCCGCTGCTGTAGCTCCGCATGGGTCTGCTCCTGCTTGTGCAACTCGATGCACAGCGACATCCAGCTGGCGACGTTTGCGACGCCGTTCAGGCCAGCATCGAGCAGGCTGTAGCCCTTCTCATCCCGGCTGAGTGTCAGCCCGATCGCCTGCGCCCGTGCCTGCGCAGCGGCGTACTCGGCCGGCGTCGGCGCGTTTTTCGCGTTGCTTCGATCGCGGGCCTGCGCCTCGCTCTGCGCCGTCATCGTGGCGCTGGCGCAACGCGGGCAGAGCAGCTTGCCATCGATCTGCATCGAGCCTGGGGCGCCGTAGGGAGCGCCGCAGCCGCCTTCGCAGGAACGCGCCGGCGGCTCTATCGGCGGCACGCCGGGCAGGATTTTAATCCGCTGGTCGGTGATGACCAGTTCCTCGTTGCGATACCGCGCGAGGGTGCCAGGGCCGTTGCGCCCGTGCTTGGTCCAGGCCGCCACCTGACCAGGGTAGGCCGCACGCGACACCACCGCGCAGCCCTCAGCCGAGAGAAATGCCCCCGCCTTCGATAGCGAGGCGATACAGGCCCAGCGGCGGCCCGCGTAGTCGAACATGATAATCTTGCCCGTCTCGCTGTAGCTCATGGCCACATTCTGCGCCGCAGCCCGATTGAGCAGGGAGGTGTCATGCACGATCAGCGGGTTCGGGATGGCAGTAGGGGCGGGGAATCCATCGGCGTGATTGACTGCGCCACGCGCCTGATTCGCCGCCGCAATGCCGCTGGTGTCCATCGTGCGCCCATCGGCGGTCTTGCGCGCACTGGACGCGCGTCCAGTGCTCAGCCCGTGGCGCTCGGCGATCAACGCCACAAACACGTGGCTGACCTTGCAGCGCCGCGCGATCTCGCGGTCACTCCACTGCCCCCACTCCTCGTCTTGTAGTAGCACCAGCACCGCGCGCTCCTTGTCGGCCCTGGTGCGCCTCAGGCCGTGATCGGCATTGGCGCCGGCGGCGTAGAGTACCGCGTCGCGCCGCGTGCCCTGGCGCACCTCGGCCCGGATCGCCGTTGGCGGCGCGGGGCGCTCCAGGGCTTGGAGCTGCGTGTAGGCCTCGAGACGGTGGAAGCCATCGGCCAGCCAGTAGGCCGATCCATCGTGAAAGACCACGATCGGCGGGATGCGCTCCAGGCCGTTCTGGACGGAACACAGCTCGCGCATCGCCTCGACATACTCCGCAACGGCCGCCGGGTCGAGCCCGGCGCGGGCCTGCGTGCCGCCATCGATGCGGATGTGCTCCGGGCGGATAGCGGTGATCAGGGTGGCGGCCGGCGGGTCGGTGGTGGCAACGGCAGGTTCGATTAAGTCAGTGGTCATACAAACCTCGTCTGGTGCTGGCCGGCTGCTGCGGCGTTCAGCCACAGCACCTCGGTGCGCGTATTGCCTTTCTCCGCTTGCGTTTCGATTTCGCGCGTCTGCCAGTGGCTGAGCCGCGCGGCGTACAGGTCATTGTGGTAGCCCGAGAGCAGCACCGGGCCGGGATGGGCATCCAGTGCGTCGCATAGGGCCAGGTGATCGGCGTCGGTCATCTCGTGGCGATAGAGCTTCTTCCGGTGGCCGTGGTCGGTGTGGCGCACGTAGGGCGGGTCGGCGTAGATCAGCGTCTCTTTGGTTGCGTACCGACCGATCACGGTGAGCGCGGGCAGACACTCGATCTCGGCGTCTTTGAGGAGCGCTGCGGCAATGGCCAGGCGTTCGGGAAGATCTGCCCAGGTCTCGTAGGTGTCGGCCAGCTGGCGCGCCGTCGCTTTATGGCTTTTGTGGCGCCAGCCATTGCGCGTGCAGATCGTCGTCCCGTGCGCCTGCCAGGTGGCGACCAGGAAGCGGCGCGCGTCTTCAACGAGGTCGCCACTCTCGACGATCGCGCCCGCCGGGCCGCTCACCGCCAGGTACTCGGCACGTGACCAGGGCGTGAACGCAACGGCGCGAATGAGATCTGTCTGGCGCTCCCGCAGCGCGCGAAAAAACAAATTGATATAGCAGTCGCGATCGTTCAGCACCAGGTGGCGCGGCCGATACCACAGATTAAGCGCGAACGCGCCCGAGCCGCAGTACGCATCGACGACCCGCATGCACTGTGGCACGTGGGATTGCAGCCAGTCGGCCAGGCGCCACTTCGCACCGGGATACTTCAGGATGGCGTCAACAGTGCTCATAGCTCCAGCTCCAGTTGCCCGCTGTCGACGCGCTTCCGCCGGCGGGTCGCGGCGGCGTGCGTGGCATGCATTGCGGCGTCGTAGCGCAGGTGGCAAGCGCTGCACCAGCCGCGCAGGTTCTCCCGCCGGCAGTCGGCCGGGTCGTGATTGAGGTGGGCCACGCTCATCGTGCGCTTGTGTGTGTCGAAGGGCTCGTCGGGCGCGCGGCACTGCATGCCGCAGCTCTGGCAGATCCAGTTGGCCGCGACCTTGACCGCCAGCGCGATGGCGTCCCAGTCGGGCGGGTAGGCGGCTTTATCCTTGACCGGCATCGGTCGATCCCTCCTCAAACAGGGGCAGTTCGGCCGCGCCCGCCAAGCGCGCCTTGGTCGCCTCTGAGATAGCCTCGCTGTACCCACAGTCGCCACAGACGAAGCGCCGCCGGCGCACGGTCAGCACCCCACAACACCGCCCACACGGCCAGGCCGCGCGGAGCAGCGGACTGATCGCGAGCGGCAGCTGCGCCTGGATGTAGCGGCGCGCACGATCGTCAGCGTCGGGCATCCCAATCCTCCTGCTGCCGCTTGAGCCAGTCCGGCGCGGCCTGATCGTCGTTCCGTGGCGCGTTGCGGATGGCTGCGTGGCGCTCCCGGCACACATCCAGGAAGCCCGCGTGGAGGTCGGCGGCGGCGGCAGCGCCGTAGCGCCGCGCGATCTCGTCCCACAGCCACGCGAACGGATTCGGGCGGCCGGGTGGTGCGGTGTCAGGCATGGCATCCCCCTACGCCGCCTGGGGCGTGGCCACGCCCCACAGCGAGAGCGAGAGCCGCAGCTGCGGCGTGATGGCCAGCGGCTGCCGCGTGGGCGCGGCCGGCGGGGCGGGCGTGTGGCCGACCGCCGCCTGAAGCGCCCGGAGGCGAGCGGCAAAGGCCGGATCGTCTCTGGCCAGGCGCCCACAGCGCTCGGTGTAATAACACACCGTCGTGTGGTCGCGTCCTAAGAGCAGGCCGATCTCGACCACGGTGTAGCCGTGGTCGCGCAAGATCGCCGTGATGGCGATGCGCGCCTGGGTGATACGGGCCCGGCGCCCGCGCCCGCTGCGCAGGTCGGCGACGGGCACGGCGAACAGCGCTGCGGCGGCGGTGATGACGGTGGCGGGGTCGATCATGTCACCACCTCGTCGCGGTCCCAGGGGTCGAGCTCGTGGGCGATCGGCCGCACATCGGCGCCGCCCATCTCGACCAGGTGAAAGCGCCCATCGCGGATGCGGCTGGCCAGGAAGCTGGGGATGCGCGCCGCGCCATCCAGGTTGTAGCCGATGATCGTGCCGTACTGCGCCCGGCCCTGGTAGCGCGCCAGGAAGATGGCGTTCAGCACATCATCGACGAACGGGCTATCGCGGATCTTGTCCAGCTCATCGACCGCCAGGATCGGCGCTGCAATCAGGCGCCGCAGCCGCTCGCCATATAGCTCGGTGCCGATCGCGTCCCTGAGTTCGTTGAGCAGCTCGGGCATCATCACGTAGCGGCCGTAGATGCCCCGATCGGCCAGGTGGTTGAGCGCGGCGTAGATCAGCATCGTTTTGCCCACGCCATAGCCGCCGGCCAGGGTCAGCCAGCCGCGCGGCTGCACGATAAAGGCCCGAATCTTGGTACGGGCGGCGTCCTGCTCCGGCACGCGGCGGATGCGGCCGTTGGTCAAGCGCACGTCGTCGGCCTCCTCGGGCAGATTGCGCCATTTCTTCGCGCGCGCCTGGCCCGCCGCACAGGCGCAGGGGATGAGCGCCGGCGCATCGTCGCCATCGCCAAAGGTGTCCAGGATGACTAACCTATCGGCGCGCGCGGTGGCCTGCCGCTCCAGCAGGGTGCCGTGGCCGCTACACCGGCAGGTCGTCGTCGTCAAGCGGGCCGGCGGCTTCGATCTGGGCGAGCAGGGCGTCGTAGTCGACCGGGGCGGCGCTGCTGGCAGCTCGCGGCGGCCGATCATATCCACGACCACGTCGCCCATCGCCACCATGGGGGCGCTTGGGGGGTCGCTGATCATCAGCAGGTCGCTCGGGGCGATCCGCAGTATCTTGTTGTTCATGGCTTTGTCGTGCCTTTCTTCGTTCATAGGCCGGGGTGTCGCTGCCATAGCTGGCCGTGTCGCGCCAGCGATCGAGCGTCGATCGGATCGCCTTGACCGATCGGATGTCGCGCGAGATCGCCACCGCCAGAATCGCGCGGCCGACCCAGTAGAGGCCGTGGCCGCCGGTCGATTCGTTGTGTGCCAGCGCCATGGCGGCCAGCTGGCGCAGATCGAGCGGTCGCGGGTGCGGGCAGGCGTCGCGCCAGAGGTCGACCGGGTGCGCGGGCAGCGGCAGCTCCCCCTCGGGTGGCGGGGGCGGCGGAGCCGTGTTTGGTGGCAGGAGCTCCAGGGCCGCCTGCTGTTTTTTCGCGCGCGCGCGATCTCCTTCCTTCCTTCCTTCCTTCCTTCCTTCCAACGTGATCGATCGATCACGGTCGCCGTGATCCTTTGATAACGGTTGCCGTGATCGATCGATCACGGTGTCTGTGATCGATCGATCACGGTCGCCGTGATCCTTTGATAACGGTTGCCGTGATCGATCGATCACGGTGAGATCCATCTCGGTTTGCAGTTCATGGCGTCCCGATGGCTTGCGCAAATTGCGTGTGCCGAGCTTGGCGAGATGCACCTGCGCGTCGCGATTCGAGGCGTCTAAAATCGATTCCCACGGGATTCGGTAGATCGGACGGTCAAACTTGCCACCTTTGACCTCCTCGTACCCGACGATCTCGAGGAGATTCAGGGCGACCAGGTCGGTCAGCCAGCCCGTGACTCGGGGGTAGGCGCTGGTCCCCATCTCGTCGGCGATCTCGCGGCTGCCGAACGCCGTGCGCTCGGTCAGGTCCATCAGTGCGCGGATCGCCAGCCAGCAGGCCAGCTGGTGCGGCGTGCAGCGCTTGCGCACCACGAACGGCACGCCGGTTTCGACCGCACGGTCCAGAATGTCACGGAGCATGCCGTGTGTTTTCATAGGCGTCTCTCGGCTAGGCGCGGTCCTCGTGTGACAGCTTCTGCCACACAGGGGTGGTATACTACGGGTCCGCGTAGTCGCAGCCCGCATCTCGTAGCCAACGCGTTTTCCCAATCACCGCCAGGGCGAAGCGGTCGAGGCGCGCCCTGGCGGTGGTGATTCAGTGCCGCGATCCTGGCGGCTCGATGGTGAGATCCCCGGCATCGTAGATGACCTCCAGCCCAGCAAGCGACCGACCCGCCTCGGTGGGTGTCGGCGCGCCAGCCCAGCGCGGGATGAAGGGGTCGAGCTGGACTAAGACACCAGCCGGGCTGCCCCCGGCAGCGCCGGGGCGGGTATCGCCCGGCAACCGCGCTACCGGCAGTGCCACGGCCAGCACCTGGCCGGCTTTGCCACTCCACACGCATCGCACCCGATCGCCCGCGCTCAGCATGGTCGTTCTCCTCGCGCCCAGGCGCGCCGCGCCGCGTCGAGCAATCGCGCCAGATCGGCAGCGGCGACCGTGCGGTGTGTTACGGCGACCCCATGCCGGCGCTGCCAGGCCGCGACCGGGCAGCGGTACTGATGCCCGCCGTCGTCGGCGTCGAGACCGTCGCAGATGCAGCGCGCGACCAGCTCATCAGCGGTCAGCACCGGGCGGCTCATGGCGCCACCTCGGCATCCTCCAGCGGATACATATGCACCTGCGGCGCGGCGGCGTCGAAGTCGGGATGCTGCCCACGCACGCGCATGGACGAGTCGCACCAGTAGCACGTCGTCGAGACGCCAATGCCGAAGTCGAGCGGCGCATGCACGCTGAGATACTGCCGGCCGTTGGTCGGACAGGTAAATACGGTGTCGGCGTAGTCGCCGTCTGGACGCCGCGCGACCGTGGCGGTCGCAGCGCAGGCTAGATTTGCCATTTCATCGGTTCTCCCCTAGAATAGGCGTGCGCCGGCGCAGTCTGGTCTTCCCCGCCGACGCATACCAAGGATTTCCGGTTCAATCGAGTTGCCCAGAGTAGCAGCCGAGCGGCGTTCACGCCGCTGCTCGGCTGTGTTCGTGGTGCGCGGCGTTCCTTGCCACGGCGACGCCGCGCACCCAGGTTCTTACCGTGCCCTGCCCCGGCCGGCGGACCGGGACCAATCGCTGCATACGTATAGGCGCCTCCTTGCTCGTGGGCCGGGTCGCTCCCTGCGGCGGCCCGCGCGGCTGGGCTGTGCCCGGATTGCACAGCACAATCGCCCGTGTCGCCGTGTTAGCGAGGAGATTACGGTGGATTACTACACAGGAGAGGTGTTCAAAGTCTCAACAATTCCTGGAGCTGATCGCGGGGCCGTTCACATCCATGCAGCTGATGCAATGCAGCATCAGCAGACGACGAGGATGCCGTTGATGGATGTGGCCACGCTCCTGCCCCTCTGGCGCGCCGCGCTTGCCGCCGACCACGCCGAGCGCACGGTGCGCTCCTACACCGACCATGTCATGGACTTCGTGCGCGGGCTCGGCCCGGCACCGACGATCGCCCAGATCACCCCGCCAGCGATCGAGGCGTTTAAGACGCGGCTCGCACGCCGCTGTGTGCCCAGGACGATCGGGCTCGCGCTGACCGCCGTGCGCTCCTTCGTGCGCTGGCAGATTGCCAGTGAGCTGCGCGTCGACGACCCCACGCTCAAAGTGACCTTCCCCCGCCCCGGCAAATCACTGCCGCGCGCGCTCTCCGATGAGCAGGTGCGCGAGCTGATGGGTGCGATCGCCCTGCCGGATGGGCTGCACCCCGCGCCGGCCTACCAGTGGCGGCGCAACCGGCTGGCGATCCTGCTCATGCTCTATGCGGGGCTCCGGATCTCCGAGGCGGCGGATCTGCGCTGTCGTGATGTGTTCCTCGACCAGCGCAAGATCATCATTCGGGAGGCCAAGGGCGGCAAGGACCGCACGGTGCCGATCCACGCTGTCCCCCTGGGGGAACTGCGACTCGCACTGGTCGATCGCCGGCCGAGTGACGCCGTCTGTGGCCACCCGACCGGCGATCCGCTGGCTAGGAAAAGTTTCCATCACGTGTTCGAGCGCTGGGTGCCGCGCCTGAACCTCTCATTCCACTTCACGCCGCACCAGCTGCGGCACACCTGCCTGACCAAGCTGATCGACACCGGCGCCAATGTGTTCGAGGCCCAGGAGATCGCCGGGCACGAAAGCCCCGAGACGACTCGGATTTACTACCGCCTCAGTGCCGAGCATCTCCGCGCGGCCATCGACCGGCTGCCAGTCACTTGGTAGCGGATTGACGGACCAGGCGTGCCTGTCGGAGCTTTTCGAGGTGTTCTGGTGTTTTTGGGATGCCTCGCATGCTCTGACAGGCCCGCTCGCGAAACGCCGGATCGGCCCAGCGCGCTTTTGCTGCGGCACGCAGTCGGGCGCGTTGCTCGGCTGTCACCGCGACGCGGATGCGTTTTTCGGGATGTGTGTGCGTCCCATTGCGCATCCCCGTTGCTGCGCTATTGCAGCGCAGCACCTCAAGTTCCTCGCGAGTGACCAGATCCATGTGATAGAAGTTGACGCATCGTCGTTCCTTGCAGCGCATGGTCACGAACATTCCATCCGGGATCGGCCCCATTCTTAAGGAGTAGACGATGCGGTGTACTTGGGAGGAGCCGGTAAGCGATCCGTCACCATAGCTCGGATAGCCCTTGGTGTGACAGCTTCCGTTCCAGAGCACACATCCTCCCTGTGTGGTCGTGTGTGCTCGAAGGTATTTCCAGAAACGATCGATTCGATCTGTGTATTTTCGGTTTTGGCGGCTGAGGCATGCTTTGCAATGCGATCGCAGCTTGCCGGGCCGATCACTGCGTTCGTAAAACTCCGATGGATTCTTTGCCCATCCACACCGGGCGCATACCGCCAGCCCGGTGATTGGAGACGGCTTCATGTATCCCTCCTGGGGTTCGATTCAACGATCCTTGATCTCCCAGGGGGGGCATAGTCCCTCCTGGGTCACCAGCAGCAGAACTTATCATCGGAGGGCGCCATGGGTAGTACAGCGGGTAGACTGCCAAATCGCCCACCAATCGCGGGGCAGGGGTGTGGGGTCCGAATCCCTGTTCCCCAGCCAACGCGCCCAGGACGACCCCACTTCGGTGGGGTCATTTGCTATGTGGGGCCTAGGTGCTGACGTGTCCAGTGGAGATAGCGCGGCGTAAGATGTCAGCCCCGACATCTCCAATTTCAAGTTTGTACTCTATCCGTAGGTTGCCACCGCCCGGCGCCACCTCCACCGGCAGCACTGCCGGGTCGAAGAGGAGGACATGGCCGCAGCGGGCGCAGCTGCGGGCGATCCAGCCGCCGCGCAGTGCGACAGAGAAGCGGCCGGTATCGCAGATCGGACAGGTCTCGCGGGCATCGGTTGCCCGCAGATGATCGCGGAACGCCCGTTCCTGATCGGGGGTGAGTGCGGCGCGATCGTCGCGCACGGTGTGCAGGATGCGTTGTTCGAGCGCCCGTACAAACGGCGCATACGTGCCTTCTGCTGGCGCAGGTGTGGTGGATGACATGGAGGACTCCTCTCATGGCAGGTGAAACGAATATCCGAATTCGGGTCCGGTTCCAGGACGCCGACGGCAACGAACAAGAGACCTGGTGGCCGATCGAGCGCCTCCACGAGCTTATTGAGCAAGGGCTGCGCGCCACTATCGAGGAGACAGGCGCGCGGTGGGCTGCCGGTCAGCAGGATGCCGCGACGCCACCGGACGAGTCCGCGTAAGCAGTGCCAGGTGACGAAACGGTCATTGAAACGCGATCATATACCGTGGTATATTTTAGGTTGAAAACTCTCGCGAAGCGATGCGCCGCCGGAATGTCAGCCCCTGAGCGCATCGCTTCGTCGTCCCCCGATGCTCGTCGGGGCGTTGCTATGGATTCTATCATGCCGGCCGTCTGCCTGCATGAAAGTGGACCAATTGGTTCAGTTTACCCAAGATCCGCGCGGCCTCACATCGCACGCAGGGCCGGCGCGGTCAGCACCCGAGCACCGCATCGCACACCGTGCCGGGTGGTCAAGCGCGCGATCGGTTCCCAGGCGATCGTGCGCTGAAACGTGCGGTGGCCGGGCGGGGAGGCTCCGAGGAATCGCCGTTGACCCTGGAGGAGTCCCTGGCCCGGTCGCACGTGCCATCTATGGAGTTATTAAGATGCAATTTTATCTAGAGCCGACCCTACGATCGGCGCGAGATCGAAGCGACAAGAGCTAGTCGATATAGAGCACGTCGGCCAGGTTGAAACAGAGCATGGCGTCGATCTGGTCATTTCGATACGATGGCCGCCGCGCCGGGTAGGATACGTTCGGCGGCAGACCGACGCGCCAGTCGCGCCAGTCCTTTATGAGCTTCGCGCGAGTGGCCGTGTCCAGGTTGTAGCTGATGACCAAGCGATCGCGAAAATGGATGTTGACCAGTGTATAGCTTGGCGCTGGCGGCTCGCTCGCCGCATCGGGCGACTCGCCGGGCGCGCCCGACTGGCCGGAGGCGACGAAGGCAAACGACTCGACGTGGACCGTCGGCTCAGTCGCCACCTGCTCAGGCTCAGGCGCAGGCGCGTCGATCTGAATATTGGTCCAGCCATGCGTGTGCTCATAGAGCCAGAGCTGATCGCCCACATCGCCCGCCAGCGCGAGCTCGACAAGTCGGCGGGGCAGGTGCAAAACCCGTGTGGTGGTGGATGCTGGATTGCTCATGGTCGCTCGTCCTTTAGGTAGTCGTTAGAAAGGTAGTCGCCCCGTCTGCGACGTGTTCACCGCCGCCCGCCGCTGGCCATGTGGCCAGCGCTCGTCATAGTCGCAACGTCGAAGGAGGGGCATGCATGCAACGTCGTTTGATTGGATTCGTGGGCGTCTTGTTGCTGGTTTCGTGCGGTGGCGCCGCGCCGAGCGCACAGGCGCCGACACCCGCGCGGGTCGTCGTGACCCAGGTCGTCAGACAGACCGTGATCGTGCCGGCAACCGTGCTGGTCAAGCAAACGGTGGTCGTCACCGCAACGCCGATCCCGCCGCCAGCAGCGCCGGCAGAGACCGCGACACCAACGGCCGATCCGGCCGTCACGGCGCGGGTAACGCGGACGGCCAAGCTGTTCAAGGGGCCGGACGAAGGATACGCCAGTGCCGCCGATCTCGCTGCCGGCGATGTCGTCACTGTCGATCATCGCGGCGGGCAATGGTTCGAGGTCACGACCGCTGCCGACGCGGTTGGCTGGCTCTATAAAGATTGGATCGATCTGCCTGCCGATGCGGCCGAAAAGATCCCGATCTACCCCAAGGCGCTGCCGGTAATCGTCGGCAAGGTTGTTCAAGAGGCGCTGGGAGGTAGTACGGTTTTTAAGGGGCGCATTTACAACGTTGGCGCAAAAACCGCCTATCAGGTCAAGGTTGAGATCGAAACCTTCGACGCGGCTGATAATCGCGTCGATCTGGTGCTTGGCTACGCTGATGACACGAATATCGCGCCAGATGGCGTCAGTTCGTTTCAGGCAATCACGTCGTTCGAGTATGACACGTATGTGCCTGCTCTGAAGTGGAATACAACGCCGTGATGTACAACATACGCTCATAGTGGTGCTACCGTGCTTTCCGAGCTGCAACGTGATGCAAGGAGGGTACGTGGTCACATAGTGGAGTCGCTGAACGGCGTAGGAACTGAGCAGCGAACCCACAAACAATGGCCGTTCCGGTGCGTGGCTTGTCAGGCAGCCACCGGAACGGCCATTGTGTTCCCCGGTATTGTATCCCCGGCGTCAAAGTCTGGCGGAAACAGCTCACTAACAGCGACGCCCAGCGCGCGCGCCAGTGATTGCAGTACCCCCAGATCCACTTCCTTCAGTGGCTCGCCATGAGCACTGCCATCGCGCGTGCCATACCAGTAGCGCCGCACGCTGGGCATGCTCACCCCCGCCTTCATCTGAAGCCGCGACATGTTTAGTCCGCGCAACTCCGCGAGTTCGCGGACCCTCAAGTTCGCCATAGGACACCTCACTGCGATTGGTCAACTCGACAGCGCCAGTATACACCCATAGGTGACAACTGTCTAGGTACTATTTCAAGGTAGTACCAAAAGCATCTTGAGAGTTAACACCCATAGGTGTATACTAAGCGTAGTTGATTTAGTAGTGCATGAAGGACCACCGCCATGACCACAACCCAGCACCGCAACGAGATCCTCGATCGCATCGGCGATTGCAGCTACCGCAAGGCGCAGGCGGCTCTCCAGGGCGCGGCACTTCGTGGGGAGTTCGGCCGCCGGCGCCAGATCCTGGCGCTGAGCGAGCGCTACAAGGAACTGCGCGAAGCAGGGCGGTTCGAGGAAGCGGCGGTGGTCAAGGCGCAGGCCTACGCCATCAACGAGACCCTGAAGCAGCAAGCATAGGAGGCCCATCATGGACGCACTCATCCCCACCCTGGCTATCCTGGCATCGGCCCTCAAAATCGAACACCTGACCGACGCCAGCATGCAGCGCGCGGCCGACAACGGCCTGTCGCATCTGGCCACGGAGCCGCTGTACGACTTCGACGGCTCGGAGCTGCGCATCTGGTCGCAGTCGAGCGCGGGCGTGCAGTATGTCACCGATGGGGTCTCCTGCACCTGCAAGGGCGGCAAGCACGCGATCTGCAAGCACCGGGCGCTGTTTCGGCTGTTGCTGGCGCGGGAAGTCCTCTTGGACCCGCTCTACGTCCGCACGCGCATCCTGGAGCAGACGGCGCCGGCCGGCTATGGCGATCCGAAGGTGCCCTGCGGCAACGACGATGAGGCGCCGCCGCCGGACAGGGCGCCCGGCTTCTATCTGTCCGACGACGTGGCCGATTGGTCGATCGCCTGAGCAGGCAGGATCGGGGCGCTGGCCACACGCTGGCGCCCCCTCGTGGAGGGCACACCGATGATCGAGCACCTGCTGCACCAGCACCGCACGCTCTCGCCGCGCCCGGTGTACTACGACGGCACACACGTCTGGTGCGAGGGTATCGCGCGCGTGCCCGTGACGGTCGCCTATCCGCGCCTGGCAGCACTCCTACGGGCCTATGGCCTCCATCAGACCGGCTACGGCGTCGTCGAGACCTGGGAGGTGGCATAAATGATCACCCTGACACTCACCCCCGCCGGCCTGACGCTTTGCCGACATTTAACGACACCGATTGTCGCCAATGACGCGGCCACGCTGGCCACCGCGATCCGCGCGCTCATTCAGCACCCGCCCACACCGCCCCTGGCCACGCCGCCAGGCATCGCCCCTGCTGTGCCGGCGCCATGTCTTGCGCCGGCGCAGCGGACGGCGACGCCGGAGGTGCAGCTGCGCGATCGGCTGACTGCGGCCCGCCGGCGCTACCTATAGCGAAGAGATTGCAGAGTGCAGATTGCACAGTGCAGCAGAGAGAAAGGAACCGACTCATGACACTCGACACCCTCATCACCCAGGCCCGCCAGCGCCAGGCCGAGCGCAACACAGCGGAGCAGCAGCGCCAGGCCGACGAAGCCGAGGCGCGGCGCCAGTCGTGGATGGACCAGCTGGCGCGCGAGATCGCGCGGGCGCTGCCGGCAGACCTCGTCGCCGCGCTCGATCTGCGGTACGCAACCCAGGACGTGTACCCGCAGTGCTATGCGCAGTTTGCCCACCGTGGCGTCGACCTGTGGCTGTCCTATGGCGAGTCGGGGATTGGACGCGAGTGGCTTGTTTCAGCACCGGAGCGAAGCAACGAGCGTCGCATTATCGAGGCCCACGACCGGGCGCTGTTTATCGACAAGTTGCTGCTGGCGATCGGCGAACTGACGGCGTAGCACAACGACCCTGAAAGGAGTACCCCGATGCTGACCATTTCCGCCCCGCTGCTGCTGGCCCTGATCGCCGCCGTCGTACTCCTGGCGCTCATCGCCGCCGCCAACGGGCGCCGCGCGACACGGCTCCGCCAGGCCCGCGACCAGGCCATCGCTGACGCGCAGGGGGTCTACGCCCAGGGCCACGCGGACGGGCTGGACGAGGCCCGGCGCCGCTTCGAGGGGGAGGTCGTCACGGCCTCCACCGCCTACCGCAGGGGCTTTGAGGCCGGCCAGGGCACGCACGCGCCCGATGGCCGGCGCAGCGGACGCGGCACGACCCGCGCCGCATGAGACCCGCCTACTGTCCCGCCGCGCGGCCCGTATCGCCTGGCCAAGCTCGCCTCGATCCGCGCGGCGCACCATCGTACACCACATTGCACCACGAAAGGAGGTGAGGCGACCTGGAGCAGATCTGGGATGGCCCATAAACGCAAGAGGCCAGAGCACCGGGCTCCAGCCTCCATCAGCACAGCGCGCCGCGTCGCTTGGACCCGCACGGCGCGCTGATGAGGAGCATTGTACCATGCGTTTCAATCGAGGCATATGGATCGCCGTCCTGCTGGCGATCGGGGCGGCCCTGATCTACGCCGCCCAGGTGGGCGCGCTGTGACCGAGCAGGAGGGCGACGACGGTGACACGCTCCGGACCCTGCACACCCTACAGGCGCAGCGTGACGCGGGGACCATCAGCCAGGCGGAGTTTGATAGCGCCTACCGGACACTCGACAGCCAGACCGGCAAGCCCTGCAAGCGCTGCGCCTATGTGCCGGCGATCATCATTGAGCCAGGCACGGGCCGCTTCCTGTGTGGGCGCTGCGCATCGAGCACGTAGGAAAAGACGACCAGCGACGACAAACGTATCACCAGCTCGTTTAGAAAGGAGCACCCCCTATGGCCACCGACCGACCCATCCCGCCACCGCGCCGCAACGTGAGCGCACCCGCCCGGCCGATCAGCACCGCCGAGGCGCAGGCCGAGCCGCCCGCGACGCGCACCTTCCCGCCCAGCGAGGAGCAAGATCTGCCGCTGATCACCGATGCGGAGCGCCGGGCCGCTGCCCAGGCACCCAGGCCACAGATCACGCTCTCCACCACGATCGAGCATCGCGGCCGCCTGATCACCGTGCAGGGGATCGACCTGACCGCCGATCAGTTCTGCGATCTGCTCGACAGGCGCGGCTATGCGGCGCCCGAGCAGGCCCGGCAGTGGCAGACGCTGCCCGACGGCACGCCGATCTGCCCGAAGCACCACGCGCCGATGCGGCTGCGCGAGAAGCAAGGCGACTCGTGGTACAGCCATAGCGTGGGCGAGGACGCGCTCGGCAAGCACATCTACTGCAAGGGCTACCACGGCAAGGACTCGCCCGGCTACGAGGTGTGAGTTTCGAGTTTGGAGTTTCGAGCACTGGACGCGCGTCCAGTGCTCGCGCACATGAGAGTGAGGCATCCCGATGGAGCAACCGTTCAAGACGGCTGCCGAGCACCAGCAGCACGTCTACGTCCAGGCCCTCAGTGAGATCGCGCAGGTCATTAACGACCCGCGCATCGGCGACGCCGAGAAGGTGCGGACGATCCGCCGCATCCTGCGCACGATCGGTATGATCGTCGGTGCGGAGTAGCGGACAAGCGAGGTATGGTATGAGTCGACAATTGCGAGCGCTGCGCGAACGGTCAGACGAGCCCCGCCACCTGGCCGACCTGGCGCAGATCCACATCACCAACGAGCTGCTCTGCCAGACGCTGGAGGCGAGCGTCCCGTTTCGCATCCTGGAGCTCCATCGACAGGGCGGCCCCACACAGACCGACTGGGACGAGGCGATCGCGTTCGGCGAGCGGCTGGCGTATGAGGGCGATGCGCTGCTCTACCAGGGCAGCAAAGGACAAACCGCCAGCATGGCCGCCGGGCTCATTCGGGCGCTGGCGGTCGCGGCGTTTCTACCCGGCGGCGTGACGATCGCCGGGCTCTGCTTCGCGGCTGGCGTGCCGGATCGGGTGGGCGATCGTCGCATCAGCCCCGCGTGGCTCACACCACACCTGGAGCAGACCGATGCGCGTTGATTCAGGACAGCAGGCACGAAAGGAGCTGAGCCAATGAAACAACGGATCGAGGTGGAAACCGAGTACGCCCCCGCCGCCGCCCAGCGCACGCGGTCCCAGGCCGCTGAGCGGGCCGCCCAGCAGGCGGAGCACCAGCGGCGCCTGGCGCTGCCGATCGAGGACCGGGACGAGCTGGCGCGGGCGGTGGCGCGGCTGGCGGGCACGTGGGGATTGAAGAAGAAGGGGAGGAGATAATGCCCGGCGTGAAGCCAATCAAGAGCCCGGCCTGGCGCTGGTTCAAGGCCGAGCTGGTGCGCCTCCTTGGGGAGGACCAGGCCGCCGCACTTTGGGCCGAGCTGGCGGAGCGGCGCAAGGCTGAGATGACCGCTGGGCAGCGGAAGCAGGCCGTGCGTGACATCGCCTACTATGAGGAGCTGCTGGCCGAGCGGCGTGCGGAGGGGCGGCCGACGAAACGGATCGAGCAGATTCTCGCGCGGCGCCGAGCGCTGCTGCAGGGTGGGGCGTGATGAGTGATGAGCTTGAGATCGCCCGCCTGCGGCTCGCGCTCGCGCAGGTTGAATCGGCGCAGCGCCTGGCGCGCCTGGACGCGACGCGTATCACCTGGCAGGTGGGCGATCGGGTGCGCGTGCTGCGGCGTGACGCCCAGGGCGCCGAGCATATCGGCGATGTGGGCACGGTGGTGGCAGTGACCTCGCCGCCACACGCGGCCGGCATTGTCCATCCGAACGCTATCCACCAGGTGGTGCTGCTCGACTTTGGGCCAGACCCGGAGCGCTACCAGGGCCGCGACACCTGGAGCTATGCCGACGCGGATCTGGCGCGGCCCGAGGTGGTGGTGAAGGGGCGCCGGCGGAAGCCGTGACCCCGCCCCCGCCGTGCTATACTCCCTCCAACGCAAAAACCCACCCCAACGAGCTGACGGGGTGGGCTTCTGCTATTCAAATGGTGATCACGACCGCGCCGGGCGCGTGCCGCATTGTCGCACGTTCCCCCGCACCTGGCAAACTGGACCAATTGGTCCAGTTTTACCCCGCCGATCGGTTCCGGGCTTACAGGACCGGCGGGCATCGCGCATTGCAGGATGCGCATGAGATACTGGCATGGAAAATAGGTATCGAAAAGTCCGCTTTAAACTAGCTATTTCTCCCATGCCACCCCTCGATCCTCCAGAGGCGGCGCCGCTGGTCGCAGTATCACCCGGTGATATCACACGGCGCCTCGACGAGCACCCCGCCGCCGTCTATCTCGCGCAGCTCACCACGCGCAGCCGCCGCACCCAGGCCTCCGCCCTCGACCAGGTGGCGCAGCTGCTGGGCTATGGGAGTGCCCTGGCGTGCCCGTGGCACCAGCTCAGCTACGCCCACACCGCAGCACTCCGCACCGCCCTGGCTGAGCGCTACGCCCCGGCCACGGCCAACCGCATGCTGGCAGCGCTCCGGCGGGTGTTGCAGGAGTGCTGGCGCCTGGGGCTGATGACGGTGGAGGCGTATGAGCGCGCCGCCGATCTGAAGGTCGTGAAAGAGGAGAAGCTGCCGAGTGGCCGCGCGCTCGATCCGTCCGAGGTGGCGGCGCTCTTTGCGGTGTGCGCGGGCGACTCGACCCCGGCCGGCGTGCGCGACGGCGCCTTGCTCGCGCTGCTGCTGGCGACCGGCCTGCGGCGCTCCGAGGCCGTGGCACTCGACCTGGCCGACTACACGCCCGCCAGCGGCGCGCTGAAGGTCCGCTCGGGGAAGGGTCGCAAGGATCGCCTGGTCTACGTCGGCGCGGCGGTGGCCGTGCTGGCATTGGCCGACTACCTGACGATCCGCGGGGCCTGGCCAGGGCCGCTGTTCGTCGCCGGGCGGCGCGGTGGGCATCTCCTGACCAGCCGTATGACTGATCAGTCGATCGCGCTCATCCTCGCACGTCGCGCCGCCCAGGCAGGTATCGCCGACGTATCACCCCACGATCTGCGCCGCACCTTCGTGACCAATCTCCTGGACGCCGGCGCCGATATCGCGACCGTGCAGAAGCTGGCCGGGCACGCCGATCCCGCGACCACGGCGCGCTACGACCGGCGTGGCGAGCAGGCAAAGCACGACGCGGCGGCGCTGCTCGATCTGCCGCCGATCCGGCGCACGCTGCCGCTGGACTAGCCCCGGCGGGCGCCGGCCTCATGCTCCAGGCCCGCGCTCCCGACCGCCAGCGTCAGCGCCGCACGCGTCGTGGCCATCTCCCGCGCCAGCGCCTCGCACATCGCCGCGAACGTGCCGTTCTGCGTCCGGCCCATGTCGAGCAGCTGCACGAGCAGGCCCTGCAAGTTCATCGCCGGGTCGACAAATTGCTCGATCAGCCGGAAGCGCCGCTCCTCGGCTGCCGCATGGTCGTTTGCCGTCTGCGCCAGCTCGGCGATCGAGCCCTCGATCGCCGTCAGCCGCGTGATCACGATCGTCGCGAAGGATGGCGCGATCAGGGTGGGCGGAATGACGGGCACCGCCTGGGTTGCCGGTTCTGCCATGGCAGCCTCCTTTGTCATGGGTGAGTGTAGCACGGTCGGTGTTAGTTCGGCGGCGGCTCGGGTGGGTGCGTCAGCTCCAGCCCCAGGTCGTCGGCCTGGTGCAGCTGCACGTCCAGGCGCTGGTACAGTCGCTCCAGGCGGTGGTAGGCCCTGATCAGCTCCGTGCCGTAGTAGCGCTGCGCCTGCTCGACGGCGGCGACTGCGGCCACGAGGTCGCGCTGGCGCTGGTGTGACGCGGTGATGTGCGATTCGAGCAACGTCCGCATCGAACTGACATGGTCCTCGATTTTGAGCACACGATCGAGGATTGCGGCCTCGACGGCGGGTTGCTGCTCCATGGCGTCCATCGTGCCTCCTTCGTGTAGCAGGCACTGTAGCAAACAGGCGTTCGAAGCGCAACGATAAAAATCTGGTTGGAAATGCTTCAAAACTATCGGCCGTCGTTTTGAACGATTGTGAGCGGCCGCACGACCGCAACCTTTCGCACATGCGTGCGTTCTATATGGTACTAGTAGCGAGACAGGAAGATCGGCCATTGCCTCGCGCGGCGAGCTCGTGGTATGATACCGGCGAACAGAGACGCCAGAGCGGAAACACCGCGCGGCACACGATCCGAGGATCGCGTGACGCGCGTTTTTGAGTCGCAGAACCAAGCACATCCATGCCTGAGCACACCATTGCAGCACTCGACGACCTTCAGGCGCGCGGCTTTGGCACCGCCGAATTCCTTGTGGACAGCGAGGGGAACCTCATCCACATCGAAACCGTGTTTACGGCGCAGCTCGAAAAGGGCGAGAGCCTGGCCGATTTCATTGCGCGGGCACGGGTCGAGGGCATCTGGCAGCACGGCGATCGGATTCAGGTGCCGGCGCAGAATAAGCGCACCGAATACGTGCGCATCATCCGACCGGCGAAGAAGACCACGTAACGCTGCGGTGTGGGGGAACGGTACCCCGTTGGGCTCATAACCCAAAGATAGCGAGTTCAACTCTCGCCACCGCTCCCAACAACCTATAGATCATGTGACCTATCGGAACCACCGGGGGTCGCTCGTTCTCTTGTCGAGAACGGCGACCCCCATTTTTATGCGACGCTCCCCCGCCAGCCGACGATCAGCCGCTGCGCGCCCACTCAGGCCATTGATGCAGGCAGGCCACGGCGGGGGGAGCTCCCAAGGCACGAACCCATGGCCATCAGCCCGGTCGACGCCATCCGCCTGGAGAGCCAGGCCGAGTCACGCGGCAGTCAGTACGCCCTGGTCCTGAACCTCACGACTGAGGTGGCGCTGCTGCGGCGCGACGTGCGGCTGCTGATGCTCAGCGCGATCCCGGCGGCGCTCGTCGCCCTGGTCGTCGCGATCATCGCCCTGGTGCTGGTCGTGCAATTCATCATGTTCCGTCCGGCTGGCGCGTTCGCGCCGGCGCCTTTCATCGCCCCTGCCTCGGCCGGCCCTTTGCTCGCGCCGCTGGCCAGCCTCGACCAGCGGCCGGGCATCCTCTTTATGGAGGCCTGATGCGTCATCCCTTCCCGATCGCCGAGACACCCGTCGCCGTCCACCTGCGCCTGCTCCGCGAGCGGCGCGAGGTGGCGATCCTGGCGACGATACCCAAAGTGTTGCACCTCTATCCGGGGATACTGCGCGCCTGCGAGCGCTATGCGTTCATGGTCGCGGCCAATGTCAGTAATCGCCGGCTGCGCCGCGTGATCTATCCCTGGCAGCGCCGACCCGTCGATCCGGCGAAGCATCCCAAGGCCCGCGTCAAGCGTGGGCGCCTGCGCAATCCGACCGCGTTACGCTAGGAGCGACATGACCTCCACCCCCCAGCAGCCGGCGCGACAGCCGAGCTCTGATTTCTATCCGACGCTCATTATCGTCGCCGGGCTGGCGCTGATCGGGTTCCTGCTCTCGACCCAAGAGATCGTCGCGGTGGGACCGTTCGTGCTCGCGATCATCGGGTTTGTGGCGAACGAGATCTACAAAATGCGCCAGTCGCGCGCCAATACCGAGAAATTGGCCGTCATGGCCCCCCGGGTCGACGAGGCGGTGGCGCAGTCGCAGGATAACGGCGCGCAACTCGCGGCCATCGCCCCCCAGGTGGATGCCGCCGTCGCGGCCGTCGCCGACAACACGCAGCTGACCGCCGACACGAAGGGACTGGTCAACGGCCAGGCGACCGAATTTCGACAGCAGACCGCCGAGTTTAAACAGGCCCTGGTCGAGATGTCGGCGCAGAAGACCGAGATCGCCGCCCAAAAGGCCGAGATCGCCGCGCTGATCGAGCTGGCACGCTCGACGCTGGCGGAGGTGACGGCCCGCGATGCGGGCATGGAGGCTGGCCGGGCCCAGATCATCGCCGAGAACGCACCACCCGAGAGCATCCCATGATCACCGCCGACAGCGCCATCCTGGCCGCCCCGCGCGCGACCCTGGAGCAGTGCAGCCGCTTCATGCTCGCGCGCCCCTACGGCGCGTACCACTATTGCGATATCCACGACGTCATCCTGCCCAGCTACTTCGACCTCTGTGAGCTGGTCGGCGTCGATCCCTGCCTGGCCATCGCGCAGCTCATCCACGAGACCGGCAACCTGACGAGCTGGTGGTCGCAGCGCCCGCGCCGCAACCCGGCGGGCATCGGTGTCACCGGGCACTCCCAGGCCTGGAAGCCGGCCATCATCGTGCCGGGCCAGGCGTGGGCACACCATCCGGACGGTACCTGGCATGAGGGCCTCTCGTTTGGCGACTGGTGCAAGGGCAGTGTCCCCGCTCACGTCGGGCGCCTGCTGGCCTACGCACTGCGCGACGACCAGGCCAACCCGGCGCAGCAGCTGCTCATCCGGCGCGCTCTGGCGTGGCGTCCCCTGCCCAGCAGCTACCGAGGCGCGGCGCCTACCCTGGCGGGCCTGCGAGGCCGCTGGGCGGTGCCGGGCACCGACTACCCTGACAAGCTCGCGGCGATCGCCCGCGCCATCCAGAGGGCGTGATGCCGACGATCGACCGCACCACCTATCAAAAGGCTACGCGGCCGATTGGCTCGGGCTACGACCGCCGTGTGAAGGGCGTGACGCCGCGCAAGCTGGTTATCCACACGACCAACGGCAATCGCGGCAGCAGCTTCGCGGCCGAGTGCCGCTACTGCGTCAACAGCAACGCGATCGGCATCCACTATGAGATCGGCAAGGAGGGCCAGATCGTCGAGCAGCTCGATCCCATGTGGCGTGCCTGGCACGTCGGCCGCAGTCTGCCGGGCTGGGGCAACAACGACGCGATCGGCGTCGAGTGCCATCACGCCGTTGGTGAGGCCTGGACACCCGCGCAGCACGATGCGCTCACCTGGCTGACCAAGGAGCACCTGATGCCGCGCTACGGCATCACGCCCGCCGCTATCGACACCCACCGCGCGGTGGCGCTGCCCCACGGCCGCAAAGTCGATCCGAGCGACTGGTCCGATGCATGGTTCTACGCCTGGCGCGCGGCGCTCAGTGGCCTGGCCTATGTGCCGCAGCCCGCGCGCCTGGCCAGCTACATCACCACGACCGCCGTCAACGTGCGGCAGGGGCCGAGCCGCGCGAAACCGATCGCCTTGGATGGCCATTGCGTGTTAGCGAAAGATTTTGCGTTCCAGAGCGATGTGACGGTGCAGGGCGAGGCGATCGGCGGCAACGGCACATGGGTGCATCTGGTCGTCCCGGCCGCCTGGGGCTTCGTGCATAGCTCGTGTGTGAGGCGGGTATGAGTACCCCCGACGACTATTGCGGCCGGCACAACACCCGCGGCGCCGGCGCATGTCCATATTGTCTTGTCGATCAGGGCGCCGACGTGGTGCCCGAGGGTCGCATTCGCGAACTGCGCGAGCAGCTGCGCATTCTGGAGGCCCGCATCGCCGACGGTGAGTCGGCCCAGATCGCGCTCGGCATGCGCGTGGCCGACCTGGAGCACGATCGCATCGCCGCCCAGAAGGCGCACAATGCGCTGGCCGGGGCGCATGAGCATCTCGCCGAGCTTTTTACCATCCAGACGCAGACGTATGAATCGCTCAGCCGGCAGATCGCCATGCTCATCCAGCAGGACGCCCGGCGCGGCCTCGATCTGGCAAAGGTCGAGCGCGCCCAGAACGACCTCGACGAGCGCCTAACCGAGCTGGAGGATCGCCGTGATGAGCGCCTGTAAGTGCCCGTGCTGCGGCTGGTGGGTGCGTGGCCTGGTCCGCTGGCGCGATCGCGGCTGGGAGCTGCACTGCTGGATCTGCGCGGCCTGGGTGAGCTGGGGGAAGTAGATGGGCGACCGTGCTGGGCGACGTGCCGCGACCACGCGGATCAAGCGCCGGGTGGCCGGCTACTACGGCGGCTATGCACGCGGCGACGCGCGCCACATCGGGCGGCTTACCCAGACGCGCACGCCCTGCTCGTGCCCGATGTGCGGCAACCCGCGCCGGCACTTCGGCACACCGACGATCCAGGAGCAGCGGAGCCGCGCCGATGCGGGCTAACCTGCGCGACCCTGGCTGGTGGGTACTCTTCGTCTGGTGCCGCATCTACTGGGCGCTCCTGTGGCTTGATCGATGGGTCTATCGGCCACTTGTGTGGCTGGTACAGCATGACTGACTAGAATTATGGCGCATGTCCTACACCCTCTATCACGGAGACGCCCTGGCGCGACTCCGGACGCTCCCCGACGCGAGCATCGACGCGGTGATTGCCGATGAGCCGTATTCGAGCGGCGGCACGTCGAGCCGCGAGCGGATCAGCCGCAGTCCGCGCGATAAGTACCAAACGAGCGGCACCGAACGCACCTATCCAACCTTTTACGGCGAGCACCGCGACCAACGCTCCTTTGGCTACTGGTGCGCGCTCTGGCTGGCCGAGTGCCTACGCATTGCCCAGCCCGGCGCGCCGATCTGCGTCTTTTCAGACTGGCGGCAGCTGCCCACCGCCACCGACGCGTTGCAGGCCGGTGGCTGGCGCTGGCAGGGCATCGTTCCGTGGAACAAGCCCAGCGCCCGGCCGCATCTCGGCCGCTTTACCAATCAGTGTGAGTACGTCATCTGGGGCAGTAACGGCCCGCTGGGCGAGCGGCCAGGCATCGGCGTGCTGCCGGGCCTGATCACCGTCCCAGTCGTGGCGAGAGACAAGTTTCATCTGACCGGCAAGCCGATCGCGGTGATGGAGCAGCTCGTGCGCATCTGCGCCCCCGGCGGTACCATCCTCGACCCGTTTATGGGCAGCGGCTCGACCGGGGTGGCGGCGCTCAAACACGGCTATCGCTTCATCGGTATCGAGCAGTCGGCCGAATATATTGCCATTGCCCAAGAGCGGCTAGAGGATGCGCTGCAGAACCCATGAATAGTCCGACCTACTTCACATCCACCGATAAGCGCTGCGAGACCAGCGCCATCGAAGAAGCAATTATCAAGCAGCTCCAGGATCTGGGCATCCCGCTCGTGCCGCAGGTCAAGCTGGGCAATAACTGGGTGTTCGACGGCGCGATCGACGGCACGATGGTGCTGGTCGAGGTCCACGGCGAGTACTGGCACACCCTACCCGAGGTCCAGGCGCGCGACGCCCGCAAGCAGCAGTGGGCCGACCAGAACGGCTACACCATCCTGACCATCTGGGAGGCCGACTACCAGAACGACCCTGACGCGGCGCTGACGATCGTCGCCGACCACTATGCGGCGATCAAGACATTCACGGACGCGGGGGATAAAGGTGGCAAAGGTGGCATGGATCACCTGCGCCGCAGCGACTACGGCACATGGCATGCGGCGTTTTTAGCCGCGCTGGGGCAGACCGGCATCATCCTCGACGCCTGCGACTTCGCCGGCGTCCACCGCGAGACCGTGCGCAAGCACCGCCGCGACGACCCGGCCTTCAACGAGGCGTTCAAGGACGCCCGCCGTGACGCCGCCGATCGATTGAGGCGCCGCTACCACCAGCGCGCCGAGCAGCAGAGCGATCGGGCGATGGAGTTTCTCCTCAAGACCCTCGACCCGGACGAGTATGGCGACGGGCACGCCGCGTTGCTCCAGGGGCTGATGCAGTACCTGGACCTGTCGAAGCTGAGCAATGAGCAAATCGAACGGCTCAGGGCCGGCGACGACCCGATCGCGGTCCTCCTCGGCGGCTGAGCTTGACATCCGCCTGCGCGCCGAGCAGGAGAAGCGCCGGCGCGAGGCTGCGCAGGGCGATGCCCCGCCGCCACTGACCTTCCGTGCCTACATCGCGCTGGTCAGCCCCAAGTATCAGTTCTACCGCCACTGCAAGGAGCTGATCGCCGTTTTACAACAGGTCGCCGACGGCACACTCACCCGCGTGATGGTCTTCGAGCCGCCGCGCCACGGCAAGAGCGAGCTCGTCTCGCGGCTCTTCCCGGCCTACTACCTCTACCGCTACCCGGATCGCTTCGTCGGCCTGGCCAGCTACGGCGCCGACCTGGCCTACACCCTCAGTCGCGCAGCTCGTGAGTTCTATCTGCGCGGCGGTGGGCAGCTCCACAAGGCCAGCCGCGCGGTCAAGCAGTGGCTGACACGGGAGGGCGGGGGGCTCTGGGCGGCCGGTGTGGGCGGCCCCGCGACCGGCAAGGGATTTCATCTTGGCATTATCGACGACCCGATCAAGGACGCCAAGGAGGCCGCCAGCGAGGCCAAGCGCGCCGGCGACCAGGATTGGTACGGGTCGGTCTGGACCACCCGCGAGGAGCCCGGCGGCGCGATCGTTATTGTCCAGACGCGCTGGAGCGAAGCCGATCTTTCAGGCTACGTCCTGGAGCTGGAGGCCGAAGAGCCCGAGCGCTGGTATATCGTGCATCTGCCGGCGATCTGTGACCCCGACGATCTGCCAACCTACCCCGCGACCTGCACGGTCCATCCCGACTGGCGTGAGCCCGGCGAGCCGCTCTGTCCCGAGCGCTACCCCCTGGAGCGGCTCAAGAAGGTCGCCAAGCGCATCCGCGAGTACTTCTTTGGCGCGCTGTTTCAGCAGCGGCCGCGGCCCCGATCAGGCGGCATGTTCCGCCGCCAGGATCTCGAGCATATTGTCGGCGCAGCCCCCCGCACGGCGCGCCGGGTGCGCTACTGGGATCTTGCCGGGGCCGACCAAGGCAAGGGCGACTGGACGGTCGGGGCGCTCGTGGCCCTCCACGCCGATCGCATCGTGATCGAGGATGTCGTGCGCGGCCAGTGGCCCGCCGCCGAGCGCAACGCCGTCATCCGCCAGACCGCCCGCGACGATCGACGGCGCGGCACGGACGCCACCTACATCGAGCAGCCGCCAGGGCTCGCCAAAGAGGCCTGCGACACCATCATTCGGCTGCTGCTGCTCGACGGCGTAGTGGCCCGCGCGGACCCGGTGCATGGCGACAAGGTCAGCCGGGCCGAGCCGCTGGCCGCCTGCTGCCAGGCCCAGCTGGTCGACCTGGTTGCGGGGGACTGGCACCGCGCATTCTTCGAAGAGCTGGAGTCCTTCCCCCACGGCAAAAACGACGACCAGGTCGACGCCGGCGCGGGCGGGGTCAACCGCCTGCTCGACCCGACCCAGTGGCAATCTGAGGAACCCGACGAGGACGACGAGGAAGGCATTCGCATCAGCACGCTATGAGTGACCCGACCGCCACCCCCGATTTTCACGGCATCATCGAGTCGCAGTCCTTTGCGATCGAGGAGCTGACCGAGCGCCTGGCCGAGCTGGAGCTTGCGCTGGAGGATGTCGGCTACGAGCGCCTGGGCGACAATGGCCGCGAGTTCAGCGCCGCTGCACGACTGCGGATCGTAGAGATGGCGCGGCTCATGGCGCTCAAAAACCCGCTGATCAAGCGCGGTATCGCCGTCCAGGTGTTCTACGTCTGGGGCCAGGGCGTGACGATCAAGGCCGCCGACGACCGGATTAACGATGTGGTGCAGGCCTTCCTCGACGACGAGAAGAACCAGGCCGAGTTGACCAGCCACCAGGCGCGCGAGCAGAAGGAGCGCGAGCTCCAGGCCGATGGCGAGATCTTCTTTGTGCTCTTCCCCAACGCCAACACCGGCCGCGTGCGCGTGCGCTCGATCCCGGTCCAAGAGATCGCCGACATCATCACTGACCCAGAGGACGCCAAGTCCCCGCGCTACTACAAGCGCGTGTGGCAAAGCACCGAGATCAACCCCACGACTGGGCGGATGAAAACCAGCCAGCAAACCGTCTACTACCCCGACTGGCGCTACACCCCGAAAACAAAACCCACGACCATCGGTCGCCACAAGGTCGCCTGGGAGACCCCGATCTACCATATTAAGGTCGGTGGGTTCAGTGACTGGAAGCGCGGCGTCAGCGAGGTCTACGCGGCCATCGACTGGGCACGGGCGTACAAAGAGTTTATGGAGGACTGGGCGACCTTAACCCGCGCGCTCAGCCGCTACGCCTGGAAGATCGCGACCAAGGGCGGCAAGCGCGGGGTGGCAGCCGCCAAAGACCGCCTCGGTACCACGCTGGGGGGTAGCGCAGCCCTCGGCCCGGACACCAACCCGCCGGCGACCGTGGGCGCAACCTGGATCGGCGCCGAAGGCAACGACATCCAGCCGATGCGCACCGCCGGCGCCACCGTCTCGATGGAGGATGGCCGGCGCTTGCAGCTCATGGTCAGCGCGGCACAGGGCCTCCCTGAGACGTTCTACGGCGGCGTGAAAGAGGGCTCGCTCGCCACCGCCAGCAGCCTCGACCGGCCGACCGAGCTCATGATGCGCAGCCGCCAGACGCTCTGGCAGGCGATCTACACCGCACTCCTGGGCTATGCGGTGCTCTGGGCAGTCAAGGCCATCTCCGGGCCGCTGCGCGGGCTGGCGACGGTAATCAAGGAGCCCGACGGCGATGAGTATAGCGAAATCCTGACGTGGAAGACGGAGACGGTCGAGGGTGACGACGGCACAACTACCACGCAGGAGATTAATCACCGCGTCGACGTGACCTTCCCCGCGATCGTGGCGGCCGACCGCAAGGCTGACGTGGAGGCCGTGGTCCAGGCAGACACGCTGGGTGGCAAGCCCGGAGTCACCTTCGATCGCAAGACGCGGCTCCGGCTGCTTTTGCAGGCGCTCGGCATCCCCGATGTCGATGCCGTGATGGACGAGGTGCTGGAGGCGCTGGACAAAGAAGCAGAGCAGGCCGCTGCGGTCGCGGCTGAGCAGGCCAAGCAGGCCGCCCAGGCCGCAGCGGTGCCGCCTGCACCAGCGCCTGGCGAGCAACCGCCACCAACCGTTACCCAGAAACAGGAGACCTAACTATGTGGGACCGATTCATCGGCTTCTTGACGGGCCTGAGCGAGGCCGGTAAGACGGTCAGCGCCAAGAACGCAGCGAAGCTCAAGGCCATCCACGACCACAGCGCGGCCATGCTCAGCATGGAGTGCGCACCGGGCCTGACCGAGGCCAGCCGTGCCCGCCTGGAAGAGGCCGCGCGCAGCTATAGCGATACCGAGCAGCTGCTGCGCAACGCGCTCCAGAGCATGTTGTCCAGCGGCTGCTCCTGCTACCTCTGCGACACCTGGGATGACGCGGTGGTCTACCGCGTGTATGACGAGGGCGATGGGCCATCCCGGCTCTACAAGCGTTCCTACACGATCGGCGAGGATAACACCGTCGCATTCGGCGATCCGATCGAGGTCGCGCTCACGACCAGCTACGAGCCCGTTGGCAGCCAGGCGGCGGCGGTGAGCGAGGCGAAGACCACACCGGCGGCCACGAGCGCCCCGCTGCTCCAGCTGCGCGAAGCGGACGCGATCCCGCTCGTCGAGGCCGCGCTCCGCGAGGACGGCACGGTGCCGATCAAGATCATTGCGCCCGGCTGGGGCAGCTCCGCCTACTACCCCGCCGATGTGCTCAAGCGCGATGGCCCGAAGCTGTTCAAGGCCGGCACGCATACCTACTGGAACCACCCCACGCTCACGGAGTCGGTCGAGCGGCCCGAGCGCGATCTCACCTATCTGGCCGGCGCGCTGGCCACGGATGCCACCTGGCAGGACGAAGGCCCGGACGGGCCGGGGCTCTATGCCGATACCTTTGTGAAAGAGGCCTACCGGCAGGACGTGGGCGACCTGGCGCCGCACATCGGCATGTCGATCTCGGCCGCCGGCTATGCCACCGAGGGCGAGAAGGACGGCCGCACGGGCAAGATCCTGACCGGCTTCCTGCTCGACGAGCACGCGCCCGCATCGGTCGACTATGTGACCCGCGCCGGCGCCGGTGGCAAGATCATCGCCCTCTTTGAGTCCGCCGGCGGCCGCGCCGCCCCCATCAGCCCCCCACAGGAGAACGACATGACACTGGCCGAGCTAGAGCAGCGCCTGAAAGCGCTAGAGACCGAGAACAAGACCTTGCGCGAGGCGGCCGACCTCCGCACCGCCGAGACGGCGCGCTACCGCGAAGCCGACGTGCTGCGGCGCGTCGCGGATGTGGTGCGCGAGGAGCTGGCCGAGCCTGAACTGCTGGACATGACCCGTACCCGCCTGGCCGAGCAGGCAGTCAAGAACCCCCCGATCGCGGCCGGTGTGCTGGACGAGGCGAAGCTGCGCGAGCGCGTGCAGGATCTGGTCCGGCATGAACTGGCCTATCTGGCGACGGTCAGTGGGAGCGGCCGCATCACCGGCATGGGCGGCAGCCCGCCCCCCGCGCAGGAGCTGAGCGAGGCCGATCGCCAGGCCCAGCGCGAGGCCAAGTTCCAGGCGATCGGGCTCTCCGAGACCGCCGCCAAGACCGCCGCCAAAGGCCGCGCCCGCTAGCCCCAGACCCCCGACGACCCGCCACGCGGGCGCACCCCACGCGCCCCTAGCCCCCACAGGGAGGCACATCCCCCATGGCCACCAACGAGATCTATGACTCCTACCACCTGCCGGTCATCTGCTCGAATCCGACCACGCCCACCAGCGGCAGCCCGGTGCGCTTTGGCGCGCTGACCGGCGTGGCACTCACCGACGAGGATGCCGACGGTATCACCGTGGTCGACTTTGGCCCGCGCACCTGGGATCTGAGCGTGAAGGGCGTCAACGACAGCGGCAACAGCGCCGTAGCCGTCGGCGACGCGCTCTTCTACGTGGACGCCGACACGCCGCACCTGAGCAAGAAGTCGAGCGGCTATTTCTTCGGCAATGCTCTGGAAGCGGTCGATAGCGCTGCGACCGCGACGATTAACGTGTTCCATAGCCCATCGCCGGGCGCGGGCACGCTGGGAGCCGGCACGGTCGGCTCGACCAACCTGGCGAGCGACGCGGTGACGACGGTCAAGATCGCCGACGCGCAGGTGACAGCGGCCAAGCTCACGACCACCATGGCCACCGGCTATATCCCGCTGCCGCTGACTGCGTTCCGCCTGATCGCGACCAACGATATCGCGGCGAAGAACGCCGCAGACGGCGGCACGATCTCGCTCGACACCGACCCGACCCTGAAGCGGGTCAACGGCGCCACCGACAAGCAGCTGCGCATCGCCTGGGCGGCGGCGTCGGTCGTGCCGATCACCGTCGAGTTCGCCTACCCGCCCGATCTGGACGACACCGCCGCTTTGGTGGTCAATGTCCTCGCCGGCATGGCTGGCGCCTCCGACACGCCGGTGCTGACCGTGGCCTACTTCGAGGGAGTCGGCGACACCAACGCCGGCGGCAACACCGCCGCGCTGGCCGCCGCCGTCGCGCAGAAGACGGTTACGATCGCCGCCTCCGACGTGGGCGCCTACCCCAAGGCCGCCACGATCGAGATTCTGCCGGGCACGCATGCCACCGACGCGGTCTACCTCTACGCCGCCTGGATCACCTACACCCGCAAGTAG